CTACAGGCGCTACTGGTGTTACAGGGTTTGTCGGTGGAACTGGCGCTACTGGAGTTACAGGGTTCATTGGTGGAACAGGCGCTACAGGTGTTATGGGTTTTATTGGTGGGACTGGTGCTACTGGCCCCGGAACTATCATATCCGGCACAGGGAATTACATCCCAATCTATAGTGGCAATACAACAACTATAATGCCACAAGGCGTCGCATACGTTGATACTGTTAATAATAGAGTTGGTATCAATAATTCTTCTCCTTCTGCATCTATTCATATTACTAACACATCCCCAGCTTCTATTGCCACAATAATTAGAGCTGCTGCTACACAGTCTGCTGATATATTAGAAATTCAAAACTCATCTTCTACTCCTTTATTTACTATAAATTCTGCTGGTAGAGTTGGGATTGGATCGGGGTCACAAACTCCTACTGGAACTTTAGATATAACTTCCATGTCTACGACTACAGTTGGACAAATAACAAGATCAATTCCCAATCAAACTGCTAATATAGCAGAATTTAGAGATGGTAGCGGAAATGCTGTGTTGTCGATTGATACACTTGGAAGAGTTGGACAGGTTATAAGCGGTGTAGTTTCAGTCGCTGGATTTCAAAGCACTGCTTTTGGATATAATGCTATGGCAAATGCAACTAGTACTGCTCAATTGAATACATTTTTTGGATATAGTCCGTCTACTGCGATATTAACTGGAGATAGAAATACATGCGTAGGATATGCTGCTGGATCATCTCTTACAGCAGGAAACTTTAATGTATTGGTAGGATTTGCTCCGGGTGGGATATCTACTGGAGCTAGAAATGTTTTAATTGGATATCATGCTAGTATAGGAAATGTATCTGATACAGTTGCAATAGGAGATCAGGCATTAGCCAATACAACTGGGGCTGGAAATCTTGCTATTGGAAGTGTTGCATTAGCGAGTAATGTGTCTGGAATTGACAATACAGCAGTTGGCACAGACGCTGGAAGAGCTGGAGGCCCGTATGTTATTGCAAATGCTTATTTTGGAAGAACTGTTGGGTATTTCAATAGCGGTAGTTACAATACAGCAGTTGGAGCTAGGGCTTTAGGTGGAAATCAAGGTGGTACTGCCAACAGCAATCAAAATACTGCTATTGGTTATCAATCAATGAGTAGTGAGCGATCTGGAAATTTCAACACTGCTGTTGGATATAATACGCTTGGGGCTGTATTCTCTGGGCCATACAATACTGTTATTGGACATAATGCAACCATCGCAAGTAATTATTTATCTGGATGTATAATTGTTGGAGCAGCGGCTACAGCTAATCAAAACAATCAACTAGTTATTGGCTCTACGTCAATCAAGGTTGGTAAATCAGATAATACTGGAGAGCAGTCTGTATCCTTAACTACTCCAAGTGGAGTGTCTAGATTATTAGAAGCTCGTATAAATGGAACGATTTACAACATACCATTATTACCATCTGGCGCAACTAATCTTGCAGCAACAGTAGTCACTCCTCCTATCATAACTTCTACTGGATTAACATTAACCAATTCACATAATGGATATATCATTGAACAGACTGGAGTAGCCGCATCGGGAACATTTACGATTGGCACTAATACTGATATCACTATTCCCGGCTGGAACTGTATGATTGTAAATGTTGGAAGTGGAGTTATAATCTCAAGCGGAACCAACACTATGAGGTCGCCCGGTGGATTAAATAAATCCCGAACTCAATATTCCTCTATTTCTATCTATAGACGTGGGACCAATGACTTTATGCTTGGGGGTGATTTAGCATGAGTTTTTCTATACCAACACTAAGAGCATATAGAATTACTACGGGCGGTATAACCCCAGCAGCCCCAACTTTTAGTGTTGGGGTATCATGCAATGGATCTTCTAGTGTATTAAATGGATTTTTTAGCACTGCAACTGCTGGATCTTCTTTAGTATATACGACAAATGGAAGCGATCCAGTTTATGGGTCTAATGGAACTACAATTCCATGCGCAACTGGTTATTTTGTTACTACAACTCCTACATCATGTGAACAACAAAATATTGGGGCCGCTATATGCTCTTCTGGAACAACAACTATAAAAGCTATTGCATATTTAAGTGGACAATCAAGTAGTGTAGCTACTACTACAGCATGTAGAACTTGTCCGGGTAGTTTAACAGCTCCAACTTCTATTACATCGAGTTGTCCATTAGGTGGAGGAATGGGATGTAATGGTGGACAAATCTCATTTACAATTTCTGGAGGTGGAGGAGGATGTGCAGTGCTTAGATATACAATCGCAGAAGGATCTGCTCCTGCTGATCCAACAATAAGTAGCAATAGCGCAACAGAGGGAACTGCGTTTATTTACTACGGAACAACTCCAGCTACTTTCCCTCCAGTGCAAGTATACATAAAAGCAGCATGGTTTGATCCAAGTTGCAGTTTAGTATCGGCAATTACATCTGCTCAGAATGGATATGTTTATCCTTAATTAAAAAAGGCGAAGCTCATGGGAACCTCATATAATCCTAAAATAGTAACAGATGGACTAGTCCTTAACTTAGATCCCGCTAATGTTAAAAGTTATCCAGCGGGTCAAGACCCTTTTGTTAATAATGTGAGTTTAATGCTTGATGGCGAAAGTCTAATTGACAAAAGCGCAAATGCAAGAACTTTCACTGCCTCGGCAGGAGCGTCGATTAGCACCGCAAATAAGAAATATGGAAATTCTAGTATATATTGTAATGGAAGTGATAGTTATATTTATAACAGTTCATTTAATAGCTCTTTTAGTGGTGATTTTACAATTGAATTTTGGGCATATCATAATTCTTTTGGATCTGATAAGGCTTTAATTGCCATAGGAAATGAATCAAGCGGAAGACGTTTAATGTTTACAAATAGCAGTGGAAAAGTTGCAGTTGATTTATACGGATTTGGTGTTGTGGGAGTTTTTAATACCACCATATCGACTGGAACTTGGAATCACTATGTATTAACAAGAAGCGGCACAACGGTAAGATTATTTGTAAATGGAACTTTAGATTCTACTACTATATCAATATCTGGCACTTTTGGTAATGGTAACGGAGTTTATATTGGAGCAGTTTCTACCGCCGCAGTCTCAAGTGATGCGTATTTTGATGATATAAGAATAACTTCGGGAATTTCAAGATATACGGCAAACTTCACGCCTCCAACAGCTCCGCTATCTTTACCCGGAGTGGTAACTGATTTGACTAAGAATAGATCAATTGCAACGCTTACAAGTGGACCAACCTATAGCAGCGGCGCAATAAATCTTGGTGGCACTCCTCAATATCTAGCAATAAATGGTGGAATGCCATCGGGGGCTAGCACTGGATTTACATTTGAGTGTTGGGTTAGAGTGACAGATTTATCTAGCTACAGGGCTATTACACGAACCGCTAGTGGGTTAGATATTGGAGTGGATGCAACAACAGGAGTCGTTGGATGTGATCAAACCGGAGTTACAAGAATATGCGGCACGTCAAGTGGAACTATTGTTGCTGGAGTTTGGACCCATATAGCTGTTACTAGAACCACTGCTAATCTATATACTATATATATTAATGGAGTATCTAGAGCTACCGGAACTAATTCATTCTCAGTGACTGCTGCTACAACAATAGGGTTTAGCGCATTTAGCACTGCTCACTTTTTTAATGGCAGTATGAGTATTATTAAGAATTACAATAGGAGCTTATCAGCTAACGAAATCTTACAGAATTTCAATGCGACAAAAGGAAGGTTTGGTCTATGAGTTTATCACATCACCCTAGTATAGTTAAGAATGGATTAGTTGCATATTTTGATGCGGCGAATAAGAAAAGTTATCTGGGAACTGGAACAGTTTGGACTGATTTAACTAAGAATAGAGTAGTTGGCACTCTTACCAATACTCCTACTTATAATTCTAGCGGTGGTGGTAGTATAGTATTTACAAGGGCTAGCAATAACTATGTTAGTGTGGGAGCTTTATCTGGATCTTTTGCTTCATTTTCAGTAATCGTATGGTTTTATGCAACGAATATTGCAAATTATGAAAATGTCTTAGATTGTAATTATGCATATAATGGCACTACTGGAAATATTGGTCCAAGACTTGAAATGACTGCTGCTGGAAATTTAGCTTGGGTATATTCAAATATTACAAATAATAATGACTCGTACTATTCGCATCCGGTTATTGATAGTGGGATGACTGCAAATTCTTGGCGTTGTGTCGGAATTAGTTATAATAGCAATGGTAATTCTTCTGTCACTTATTTAAATGGTTTAAATGCTGGAAAATCTAGAGTAACCAGTGGTTCCGCTACCGGATTTATAGCGACCATGAACAATCTAAGAATTGGTCAGGGGTTTAGTTTAAATCCCCAGACTACTGAAAGAGGATTTGATGGTAGAGTATCTATGGTTCAAATTTACAACAGAGCTTTAACAGCAACTGAAATCCTTCAGAACTACAACGCCACAAAAGGAAGGTTTGGTTATTAAACGATGAACGGAGTGAATCATGGGTAATTCTGCTGGACCTAAAATAACTAAAGATGGATTAGTGCTTGACTTTGATGCAGCAAATCCCAAGAGCTATAATTTCTACGCTGACTCTTATGCTAGTAATGTTAGCTTGCATCTTAAAATGGATGGGGCTAATGGGTCAACTACTTTTACTGATTCCAGCCCAAATGCATTGGCAGTGACAGCGGCTGGGAATGCTCAAATTAGCACAACTCAAAGTAAGTATAATGGCACAAGCGCTTATTTTAATGGGTCTACAGGATATCTGTCGCTAACGGGAAACAGTTCTTTTCAATTTGGGACGGGTGATTTTACAGTTGAAGCGTGGGTCTATATCGCTGCAAATGCAAGTAGCCAACAGACTTTCTTGGACACTAGAGGTGCAGCTACAGTAGCGCCTTTTACATTTGGGATATATCAGTCAAAATTATTTTTTTATGATGGAACGGTAATTCAGTCTTCTGCAACAATCACAAGTGGCCAGTGGTATCATTTTGCAGCTTGCAGATCTGCTGGAAACTTGCAGTTATTTATCAATGGAATAAGCTACTATAACGCCTCTAACACGACAAATATTACGACTGGCGCGAATAGCATTTATATTGGCAGGGGATTTGATGTAGCGGCGTACTATACAAACGGCTACATTGATGAATTGAAAGTCACAAAAGGCGTAGCTCGCTATACATCAGCATTCACATCTCCTCCCATTCCTTCTACTTGTACAGATTTAACTAGAAGTAAAAATGTAGGAACTTTAACTGGTGGAGTTGATTATAATTTTTCTAATGGTGGGAGCTTAGCTTTTGCAACCTCTTATGTGTCATCGCCAAGCGCAAACGCATATCAGCTAGGGGCAAATAATTTTACAATGGAGTCATGGATATATTTAAATGCATATCCACTAGCTAGTAATGGTTTTTATACCGCTATGATCATGTGTAAAGATCAATTGGGTTCTAGAGGATTTAATTTTTCAATAACAGGAAGTAGTTCAGCTAATACAGCATTACTTTTTGGTGGATTTAGTGATAATTCAACAGCTCAGAGTGCTGCTCCATCTTTTCCATTCCAATTAAATACTTGGTATCACGTAGCAGCTTCTAGAATTGGAAATCTTTTATATATGTATGTAAATGGTAATTTACTAAATGCTGGAGGAACTTCTTTTACAACAACAATACAAAGCACAACTTCTGAAGTTAGAATAGGCGCTCAAGTATATAGCGGTGGATATAACTACTATGTTAATGGTAGAATAGCAATAATGAAATTATATAATGGTAAAGGATTAACTTCCGCAGAAGTATATAATAACTTCGTAGCTAATCGTGGTCGATTTGGTGTATAATATAATAGAAAAGAGGTGTAAAAACACATGGCTATACTTTCAATTTACATTCCTGACGATAGCGCGACTCGCGTATTTGATGCTATCGCGGCGAATTATCGTTATCAACCAACTGTGTCCAATCCAGTTGCAGGACAAAATATAATCACATGGGCGAGTGATACGGGCGTTTTGTTATCGCTTGCGAGCGGGGTTGGTTATGTGGGCGATCTGCCCGGAACTAAAGCTCCAGATTACACAATATACCCAGACTCTGGGAATTTACTTGGTGTTGGTCAAAGTGTTGGGTATGCTGGAAGCGGATTGCCTGATCCTATTGAGCTACCATTTGTTTATAATTCAGAAACATCTACTACGGGCGTTATCATTCCGGGGCCAATTACACCAGTAGTTAATCCTTTTACATTGCAATATGGGCCAAGCGGACAAATCGTTGGAACTGGTGTTATCACTGGCCAGCATCCACAAATGATATCAAATCCCGAAACTAAAGCAATGTTCGCAAATGGGATAGTTCGTGGATTCCTAGCAGAGCATACACAAGTTTATGAGTTAGACTTAGCTCGTAAAGCCGCAGAAGCAGTTGCAAATGGAACAACTTCAGTGTCAGTAGATGATGGGGCAACAGCAACCGTTTATGATTACCTTATGGTTTGTTTACAGCCAGCCAAGGCCCAATACGATGGCCTCGCTTCTATTATCTCGCCGGGCAACTCATTTAGTATTCCTTTGTCTGCAACTGGATCTTCTCCAGCTACCCACTACGGTTTAGCGGCTGGTATCACAGAAACTGCTCGTCAACAACTATTAGTTCTTGAATTAGCTGGTGGCACAACTACTGGTGGCGTTCAAACAATGTTCTATGTTAGATGTCATCCACAAACTCATGTCGCCCAAGCAACCAATATATCGGGTTTTGATATAGTTGGCAAGAATTGTACATTCTCTGGTCTATTAGCCCATCTTGGACTTACAGAAATATCGGAGTAAAGAATGATAAAAGATCGCGTAAAAGTAGATACCTACACAACAGGCTCTGGAACTCTTAGTATAGATTTCGTATATCCCGGATTTCAAGGATTTAGTTCTCTTGGCAGTGGGAACATACAAACTTATTATACAGTTACTTCTGGTGGATCTGATGATTGGGAAACAGGCGTTGGAACATACTCTTCTTCCTCAAACACACTTTCGCGCGATACAGTTTTAGATTCTTCAACGGGAGGAACTAAAATTTCTCTTGTTGGAACCTCTGTGTTGTTTATTTCTTACCCTGCTAGTAAAGCTATGTACTTGGGGGCTAATGCGGTAAATGCTTCTGGAAATGTAGTGGTTTCTACTGGGGATGGATTTACTACAGTTTCAAGTTCTACGATAGTTGGAGCTACTGGATTAGGTGCTACTGGACTAACAGGTGCTACGGGTTTAATTGGATCTACTGGTTTAAATGGAGCTACTGGTTTAAATGGAGCTACTGGTTTAACTGGTTCTACAGGATTAGGTGCTACGGGACTAACTGGAACAACTGGCCTGACTGGAGCTACGGGTTTAACGGGATCGACTGGTTTAACTGGAGCGACTGGTCTTGGCGCAACTGGTTTAACTGGGGCTACAGGCTTAAATGGAGCTACTGGTTTAACTGGTTCTACAGGATTAGGTGCTACGGGACTAACTGGAACAACTGGCCTGACTGGAGCTACGGGTTTAACGGGATCGACTGGTTTAACTGGAGCAACTGGTCTTGGCGCAACTGGTTTAATTGGAGCTACTGGTTTAGTTGGTAGTACAGGATTGGTAGGATCAACTGGATTTACTGGTTCTACTGGATTTGGAGCTACTGGTGTTACAGGTTTTATTGGTGGAACTGGTGCTACTGGCGTTATAGGTTTTACTGGTGGAACTGGCGCTACTGGTATTACAGGATTTGTTGGTGGAACTGGTGCTACTGGCGTTATAGGTTTTACTGGTGGAACTGGTGCTACTGGGTTTGTTGGTGGAACTGGTGCTACTGGCGTTATAGGTTTTACTGGTGGAACTGGCGCTACTGGTATTACAGGATTTATTGGTGGAACTGGTGCTACTGGGTTTGTTGGTGGAACTGGTGCTACTGGCGTTATAGGTTTTACTGGTGGAACTGGCGCTACTGGTATTACAGGATTTGTTGGTGGAACTGGTGCTACTGGTGTTACAGGTTTCGCTGGTGGAACTGGTGCTACTGGGTTTGTTGGTGGAACTGGTGCTACTGGCGTTATAGGTTTTACTGGTGGAACTGGCGCTACTGGTATTACAGGATTTGTTGGTGGAACTGGTGCTACTGGCGTTATAGGTTTAACTGGAGCGACAGGCAGTGGCGCAACTGGACTCACAGGAGCAACTGGTCTCACTGGCGTTGGTGGAGCTTTAGGCTATTGGGGTTCGTTCTGGAGTACCCAGTCCCAGTATGCGACAGGTATAAATACAATAAATAAAATTACTTATAATAATTATGACCCTGACAATAATGGAGTTACATACAGCTCTGGAACTAGAATAAACTTCCAACAGGCTGGAGTGTATAGTGTTATTTACTCTATACAGCTTGAAAATCCCGGATCACAACTTGATAATATTAATATATGGCTTAGAAAAAATAATGCAGATGTGCCAGATTCAGATAGTAGATTTACAGTCCCTTCTAAAGACGGAAGCAAACATGGAAGTGTAATTGGTACTGTTAACTATGTATTAAATTTACAAAACAACGATTATTTAGAATTAGCTTGGTCAACTACTGATGTAACTACTTATGTTTTTGCTGGCCCTTCTGGAACTAATCCTGTTTCTCCTTCTATTCCTAGTGTTATATTAACTGCTACTCAAGTTATGTATACTCAAGTAGGTTCAACTGGATTAACTGGTAGTACAGGATTAATAGGATCAACTGGATTTACTGGCGCTACTGGAGTGACTGGTTTCATTGGTGGGACTGGCGCTACTGGTGTTACAGGGTTCATTGGTGGAACTGGCGCTACTGGTGTTACAGGCTTTATTGGTGGAACTGGTGCTACTGGATTTAGAGGTGGAACAGGTGCTACTGGTTTTATTGGTGGAACAGGTGCTACTGGAATTACAGGGTTCGTTGGTGGAACTGGTGCTACTGGCGTTACAGGGTTCGTTGGTGGAACTGGTGCTACTGGAGTTACAGGTTTCATAGGTGGAACTGGCGCTACTGGTGTTACAGGTTTCATAGGTGGAACTGGTGCTCCTGGAGTTACAGGGTTCGTTGGTGGAACTGGTGCTACTGGATTTAGAGGTGGAACAGGTGCTACAGGTTTTGTTGGTGGAACTGGTGCTACTGGTGTTACAGGGTTCGTTGGTGGAACTGGTGCTACTGGTGTAACTGGATTTATTGGTGGAACTGGTGCTACTGGCGTTACAGGATTCGTTGGTGGAACTGGCGCTACTGGTGTTACAGGTTTCATAGGTGGAACTGGCGCTACTGGTGTTACAGGTTTCATAGGTGGAACTGGTGCTACTGGATTTAGAGGTGGAACTGGTGCTACTGGAGTTACAGGCTTCATTGGTGGAACTGGTGCTACTGGATTAACTGGAGCTACTGGAGCAAACTTATCTTTAACTGGTGGATCTGGAAATCATATAGCTTTCTGGACATCTGCAACTGGTATAGGATATGATACATCGTTTAAATATTCTTCAGGTACAAAAACCCTTACATTTACTGGCACAGGCGTAGCATCATCGGGTATCAATCTTAATATATTAGCTGATTCAACTCTTTCATTTGAAAGTACAGCTGGACAATTATTCTCTATCTCCGATGGACTTGCTTCTGGAACGATCTTCTCAGTTAACGATATATCTGGAATGTCATCTCTTGAAATAGATGCAAGTGGATTAATTAAAATTGGTGAGTATGATGGCTTTCTAGGAATCGGCACGAGCCAACCCTATTCTCAGTACACTGGTAAAGTTGAAATTAATTACCCTAGCGGAGCTTATAAGGGTCTAATAATTCGTCCAGCCGCTGGTGGAACTGGGAATATATTTGAAGCCCAATCGTCTGCGAGTGGAGCTTTAGTAGTTATTGACGCTAGTGGTGAATTTGGAATTAATAATTCTGCGCCGGGCGCAATGTTAGATGTTGTATCTAGAGCTAGCACCATCAAAGGAGCTATTGTCAAGGGGGCCGCTTCTCAGTCTGCTAATCTATTAGAAATTCAAAATTCCGCAACCACTATTCTTCACTCTGTTAATCCAAGTGGAGATACTTATTTTGCTGATGGTCAACTCTCAAGATTTTCAGCAACAACAATTGTAGCGACCGGAAGTAGAAATTTTGCTCAGTCAGATAATGGGGCGAGTGTTGTATCTACAGCAGGATCTGCTATAACATTAACTATACCAACTGGATTAGCCCTTGGGTTTAATTGCTCCATAGTACAAAAGGGATCGGGGCAAGTTACAGTTGGATCGGGAGTTGGAGTTAATGGATACGCCCCAGATGGAGCAAAAAGTGCAAAACAATGGGCAATAATGACCGTTCTTAACACTGGTACTTCCAATGAATATGTAGTTGGAGGCAATGTAACAACATGATTATTTTGCCTAGTACACAGGGATTTTTTCGAAAGCAAGGTGGTGCAGTATCTGGCGCAAAACTTATATTAGACGCCTCAAGCACTGCGAGTTATCCGGGTAATGGTACTGTTTGGTATGATATTAGCGGTAATGGAAATAATTTTAATATAGTGCAGGGCGCTTGGAATTCCGCTGGGTATATGGATTTTAAAGGTAGTTATGGAGTTGCTAAAAACTCAGTAGACATAAATTTATCTAGCTATGTTACATATGTTGTTGTAACTAGAATTAAAAACTATATATATGATTGGAGAACTTTAACTAATAGTACACATTTTTCATCTAATAATTCAATCGCAGGAGATAGACATGTTACAGTTGAAAGTTATTATTACGGTGTGAGTGCATTAAAAGCATATAGATTTCAGATGTATGATAAAGATAACACTGACGGCATGAGAGCCAATGGTGTGAATGGTGCTACTTACGCAGAACAAACTAATTTACCGGGATATGGATCTAATAATTTTGATGTAATGATTTGGAGATGGTCAGATAATGATAATCCAACATGGGACATGAATGTAAATGGCACTCAATTTGGCACTATCACAAATTCAAATGCTAGATATAATCGTGGTTTTGGAGCTATTGGAGGATCACAGAATGGTAGTACTGATCCTTCTAACTCTTCTGAATATTGGGGAGATATAAATTATTTTGCTGTTTATGACAGAAGATTAACTGATACTGAAGTTACTCAAAGTTATCAATATTTAAGAACTAGATATAATAATTAATAATATAGAATTAAATTAAATGCTATCATTCCTACCACTCTCAACAACCCCATTATCATCATTAGGTGGAATTAGCCCACTTTATGTGTCTGCGATATTCAATGCCGAAGGCAATTTAGACCTGTCGCCAACTATAAGACTCTACGAATCAGCGAGTTTTGACTGTTTTGCAAATTTCGAAGCTAGTTTATACGCAGTACGTCAGATAAATGTGTATTATACTGTATACGTAACTACAGATAAAAATCACATAATGACATTAAATACAAACGATCTTGAAGTTTTATACAGAGCCTCTGATTACACTTCAAATTTCTATGTAAGTACAGATTTAAATTACCAACTCGCATTAACTCAATCACTAGATTTACTACTATATGCAGTAAAGGAAACTCAAGATGGCTTCTGAAATACACTATGGTGATATTGGAGTTAACTTTAATATAACGGTTATGAATGATACGGTTCCATTAGACGTTTCTAATGCTGATGATATATACATTATATTTCAAAAACCCGATAGTAGCGATCTTACCAAGACAGCCTCTCTTACCACAAATGGCACAGATGGCAAAATAAAATACACTACAGTCGCGGGCGATCTCGATCAAATTGGGACTTGGCAAATCCAAGCTAGAGTAGACTTCGGGGCCAGCGTCTTTTCTACAGATATTCAAAAATTTAAAGTCTATAGGAATATATAATATGGCATGGGAAAATGAAATGGTAATTATAGTTAGACACATTATTGACGATCTAGATTCAACAGCTTATCAATTTTCAGATAGTAGAATTGAAGAAGCTATTCTAGTTGCAGCTCAATTAATACATAACGAGATGGAATTCAATGTAGATTATAATATAGAAGTTGATAACGGTTCTTTAACTCCTGATCCAACAACCACAGCAGTTGGTTCAAGTAATAAAGATGATGATTTTATTGCGCTTTGCTGTTTAAGATGCGGCCTATTATTTACTGGCAGTCAGCTAAAAACTTATTCACTTAAGGCGATTGCTATTCGTGATGGGGCTTCATCATTAGACATGCGTGGCGTTATTGTTGGATTAAAAGCTTTACACGATGATCTAACTAAAAAATACGAAGCTGTTAAACTAGATTATCAAACTGCAAAACTTGGACTTGGAAAAGTTATTCTTTCACCATATTCACCGGGTTCAGATTCTGCAAACCGTGGCTATATCGATTACCGCGCTGGCTACTTTATGTAATAGGAGAAAAAATGGCAGACGTTACACAAAAAATTATTTCGGGCAATGCCCAACCTACAGATGGTAGAATAGTTTTACAATCATATTTAGCAAATCCGTCCGGTATCAAGTTAAATCCAATTATAACAAGAGGATTAACAGTCGCCCAGATGGAAACTAGTTATACCGATAGATTCGACCATCCTCGCTACTATACTTCAACACCTTCTGGATTAGCAGAATAACATGGCACTATCTATTCCATCTGATATATTTAGCATTTACAATGAAGCCGTAGATAATATTTGGGCTAAATCTGTAACTTTTGTATATCCAGAGGTTAGACAAGAGTGTCCAAATTGCTCATTTAATGGATATAAATCCAATGGTGTTTATAAAAACGGTGGGCCATACCCTTTTGATAATGGATCTCTGTGTCCATATTGTAATGGAGATGGATACAAAATGATTGAGGCAACGGAAAGCACAACGGCCCGCATTTACTACAGTAGAAAAGACTGGACTGATGTTGGGTTTCCCGTTAACATTTCTAATGCCAGCGCCCAAATAGTATTCAAAATGACAGATTTGCCAAAAGTACAAAAGGCTAAGTATATTATTCCTGAATATTACACAGGTATAAATTCATATCAAAATCAAGCATTAGTTAGAGTTGGCGAATATTATCCACAAGGATTTACTCAAAATCCTACAAAGTATGTTATTACCTTTTGGGCTGCAAATGTCTAATTTAAAATTAAAAATAATTGATTCAAATTCAAAAATTGAAAAATCTATTTTAGGAGCTTCTGAGACTGAAATAAAAAATATATTTCAAAAAGCAAAAACTAAAATACATGCAGAAATTATTAATTTAATGATTAAAGCGCTTTCAGATTCGCCCGAAATACTGTCACTCCAGTCTGGATCTTTAAAATACGATTTCGGCTTAAACTTTGATCCTACCCAAGAGATTATTTACGCAGTTGCTAATTCTACATACGTATATTTTAAAAATTTTAGATTTAATAAAAATAGCGTAACTAATATTTTGAGTGTTTATATTCAACCAGAAGACTTTAGAAATTTATTAAATTCTGGATCTGCTCAGGTTATTACATCAGACGGCGTTGTTATACCTTGGTTATATTGGTTATTAACTGCTGGCGATGCAGTTGTAGTAACACAATATCATGTTGATTATGGTTCATATAACGCTAGTAGATCTGGTGGAGCCATTATGAAACCGGGCGGTGTTTTTAAAGTGGATTCAGAGTTCTCTGGTACTGTTGATGATAATTTTATTACTCGCGCAATAAAAGGATATGAAAGTCAAATCACAGATATTATAAGGACTAGTTTATGAGTTATGACGCCGGATTAAGAGGAGTTACAAACACCCAAGATGCTGCCTTATCTAATATATTACTGGATAATTTTATTCAGTTTTATGATTGGGGATTTTTAGATAAAGGTGGTTATATAAATATAAACACTCCTGCATCTGGAATGTATGGCGGCAATAAACACTTATTAAAGTCTGTAGATGACCCAAATTACGCAGCTAATCAAGTATGGCAATCCTATCGTGAAAACTGGGTTTGGGAAACTGGAGTCAGTAGAAGCACTCAACCGATCTCCATATCTGGTATAACAAGAAATGGAACTTTTCTTCCTTTTGCATATAATCCAACTTCTGGATATTATGTTGGGAGTGGCTATAGAGTAGAGTATCCAAATGGGCGAGTTGTATTCAATTCCCCAATCCCAGCAACATCTGTTGTCTCGGCTAATTATTCTCATAAATGGGTCAGAGTTGATAGAGCTGAGGGTGTTCCATTTTTTAGACAAATACAACAAGCTTCATTTAGACTAGATCAGAATTTCTTTACAGGATCTGGTGAATATGTTCAGTTAGGCCAGACTCGCGTTCAATTACCCGCAGTATTTATAGAAACACCAACTCGCAGAAACTATAGCCCATTTCAACTTGGCGGGGGGCAATGGGCGCATACAGACATGGTAGTTTATGTCATTGCAGAAAATTCTTCAACATGCGCAGATATATTAGATATGATATCTTATCAGAATGATAGAGATATTAAGCTTTTTGATTTAAACGGTGTATATAAGAGTGGAGATTTTGCAATTAATTATCGCGGAGACTTAGTAAATAAAAGTAAAAATTACCCAGCTCTGTTAAATGATCACTTTTTTAGCAATTGTCGAATACACAACACGCAGATAAATAATGTTGTACAATTAACTTACTCATTATACCTCGGCACTGCTAAATTTTCAACTCAATTAGAAATGTCTAGTTTACCTTAAGGAGATTTTAAATGCCTAATAATCGTATTTTTTATGCAGTTCAAGCCGTGGGTATCGGTCAGTCACCCACAGCTTCTGGTAGTATCGCCTCTGAAGGCAGTGGCTTTCGCTGGATGAAGGGTGTTCAAAGTGTTGGTATTACTACAAACTTCAATCTAGAACAAGCCTTTGAACTTGGTCAGCTTGAAATTTATCAAAATATCGAAAACGTACCTGAAATTGAAGTCACAATTGAAAAAGTTATTGACGGTCGTCACCTTCTATATCTTCAATCAGTTGGACATCAAGGCACGGGAAATATCGTAGCTGCCGCTGCTAATACAGCGGACGTATGGTTAACAATTTTTCCAGATACAAGCTCAGCAGTTAGTGGCTCAAGTCCAGAGGCACTTGTTTATTGCTCAGGTATGTATATCAGTAATGTGGCCTATACATTCCCAGTTGATGGCAATTCAACAGAAAGTATTACGCTTGTTGGCAACGACAAGATATTCTATGCTGGTTCTGCTTATGGTGGCAGTTTAAATACCGGATTTGCTACAATTACGCAAACTCCACACGCCCCAAATACAAACGTAGCTAGAAGACAACACTTTAACTCAAGTTTAAGTTCGATTCCATCAACAGTAGCCGGGGCTATTCGTGGTGGAGTTGGCAATATCCAAAACATTAATATCTCCGCTGACTTTGGTCGTGAAAATATTTTTGAACTTGGAAGTTTTAGACCATACTACAAATTTGCCACATATCCAATTTCAGTTACTTGTGATTTTGAAGTTGTGTCAATTTCTGGAGACAAGGTATCTGCAAGTGGTGACGCTCAAAACTTAACAGACGAAACAATCAAAGTTGTTTATGATGTTAATGGAACCTCTGTAACTGGTGGTCAACTAACAATTGATCTTGGATCTAAAGCCAAATTGACCAGTGTAAATTATACTGGCGGCGATACTGGAGGAGGAAATGCCAGTGTTACATATTCATACCAAACCTTTAATAAGTTATTAATTTCTGATAGCTATGCTGGTAATGGTAGTAACCATGGTGGTAGTGGTCAGTACTGGTTATAAGCATAAATTATGATTAGGATTATAGGATGGAATTTATACTGTTAAGAATCTTGAAGGGTCGTCTTCCGTTTAGGCGGGGCGACCTTTCGCTATATATACAAGAACCCGATCAGGATCTTATGTATGCCTCTATGGAAATTTATGATAAAATTTACGAACAGGCATATGCTAATGAAGTTATGATCAAAGAAGAGCTTGAAGAATTTTTATTCACTAATGAATTCTGGTCTCCCTTTGATGATGCTGAATTAGAAAAAATTAAAAAACAGAACGAAGAATTAAAACTTCAAGCTTTTAAAAATTTTTTTAGAAAAAGAGAACTGTCTGGGATAAAATATTTGCTTCGTCAAAATGAAAGTAAATATTCAAAATTAGCAAGTAAAAAATATCAATTTGATCACTTAACTTGTGATGGGGTTGCTTCATACGCCCGGTGGAATTGGATTATAGAACAAAGTGTGTATAAATCAAACGGGGAAAAATATAACTGGGAAGTGTATGATGTCTCTTCGTTAATGTCATATTATGAGAGTTCTGCTATATCGACAAAGAACTTCCGCGCGGTTGCAAGGTCTGATGAATGGAGACCTATGTGGAATTTAGGAAAAAAAACTGGAGATGTGTTTGGTAAGCCTTCATACTTGCTAACAAGAGATCAATTATTACTTTGCTCATTTTCAACCATGTACGATAATGTATATGAAAATCCAGAATCGCCAGATGAAAAAATTATTGATGACGACGATTGTTTAGACGGGTGGTTTGTGGACCAGAAGAGAAAAAATGAAAAGATGAAAAAGGAACAACAGGCAAACTCAATGGTATCTAATGCAAAAATTTCTAATGCCGGAGAAGTTTTTGTTATGGCATCATCTCCTGAAGAAGCTGAGAGTATACATAATTTAAATTCATTCCAAAGCGAAATGATAAGAAAGAACCGGATAAATACAATTAAGGATAAAGGAGTAGTAGATAGTGATTTACACTTTGCGGATGTAAGACAGGAAATAACTATACAACAAAACCAAGCATTTGCTGATCATGCGAAAGGAACGTAATTATGGATGATTTTCAAGGGTACTTGAAAAAACATTTTGATTTTAAACAAAAACGGGACGACAGACAAAAAGATATTTCAAAGGAAAAGCTATTAAAAGTCACTAAGAAAAAAGTTCAAACTACAATGATTGGGGCTTTACATAGCGTAGAACAACATCTGGGTTTTTTGTGGAATGTAGATAATCCGGGACCAGAAGAAGTTCAATTAAAAGAAATCTTTGAAGACTTGAGGTCTGAAATCTTAGATCGTGGTAATAATCAAATAAGGAATCTCGAAAGTGAATTTGCAAATTACGAGATTATCTGGAAGAAATATAGTATGAAACTACCATTTGTGGACAAAGGAGATTAAGGTTATGGCAGAAAATTTACGCACAGTTGTTGAAGGTGATATTACAGTTCTTGTTAAGAAACCTTCACGAAAAGATAAAGACCAAGCTCAAATTGTTTATAGCAAAGCTTGGAGAAAAGCTCTAGATGATGGGCTGATTACTCGCGCTAAATTAAATGTATACTTGGAAGAACAAGGAATTTGGAGCGATAAGAAACAAAAGCAGTATGAAGATTTTATTAATAAAATCAATAATAATGAACTATCTCTTAAAAGAGGCGGCATCGCTTTAAAACAAGCTAAAAAACTTGCCCTTGAATTGAAAAAAACGCGAGTTGAATTTAGAGACTTGATTGCAGAAAGATCTGTGCAGGACAATAACACCGCAGAAGGCTTTGCTGAAAATGCTAAATTTGATTACTTGGTTAGGACTTGCATTTTAGATCCAAGCACGAAAACTCCTGTTTTTAAAGATGAAAACGATTATGATGAAAGAGGAACTGAAGCTTGGGCAATTAAGGCAGCTAGCGAGCTTGCTAACTTGCTATATGATTTAGATCCTAATTATGAAAAAAATCTTCCTGAAAATGAATTTCTAGTAAAGTTTAATTTTACTAATGCAGATGGCAGACTCATTAATAAAGCTAAGCATCTAATTTCAATTGACGAGGATGGCACAGAACGCCTTATTGACGACGAAGGTTATTTTATTGAATATGATGAAGAGGGTAATCCTCATCGTATTAATCGCAAGGGTGAAAGAACACAAGATCTTACATCCCAACCATTCCTTGATGATGATGGCAATCCAGTTATTTTAGAAGTAGAAAATACTACTGAAGAAGCTAAAAAAATTAAGAAAAAGAAAGCTGACTAAACCTGTTATTTGTGTATAAATAACTAGGATGGAAATTAGCGACATGCTGGATAGTATCCCCAATAAAGAGTGCTTACCCAGCATGTTTTGTTTTTATAAGGAAAACATATAATGGCATCAAAGTTTACTATTACTGCTGAATTAAACCTACAAACTAAAAACTTAAATCAGGTAGTAAACAACCTAAGACAACAGTTTCAAGGTGCAAATCTTAATATTAATATTAAAGATCTTGCGCAGGCGCAATCACAGATTAATAAAATATCTTCCAGCGCCCAAAACGCTCAAAAATCTGTTGGATTATTAGGTAGTAGCTTTAGCCAAGCTTTTAAAAAGTTTACTATTGTTACCGCAGTAACTGGAACAATTGTTGGCTTTACAAGAGCGGTGAAAAACGCAGTTGGCGATGCTATTGAGTTTGAACGCGAAGTTGTTAAGATCGCACAGGCGACTGGAAAAACAACCTCTCAATTAAAAGGTTTGACAAATGAGATAAGTAGCGTATCAACTTCTTTTGGCGTTTCTTCTAAAGAGCTTATTTTAGCTGCTCGTAGTTTAACACAAGCTGGTTTCGCTGCTGATAAAGTTACAGGCGCATTAAAGATATTGGCCCAAACAGAATTGGCCGCTACGTTTGATTCAATTCAAGATACAACAGAAGGCGCTATTGCGCTTTTAAATCAATTTGGCAAGCAAGCTCAAAGAACTGGAAGTGAAGTTGCGTTCCTAGAGAAATCATTCTCCGCTATCAATCAAGTGTCTAAAGAGTTTGCCGTAGAGTCAAGTGACTTAGTTACAGCCGTTCGTACAACGGGATCTGCATTTGAGAGTGCTGGTGGTAGTTTAGATGAACTCCTAGCATTATTCACATCTGTTAGAGCTACTACTCGCGAATCTGCCGAGAGTATTGCTACTGGCTTTCGTACAATTTTTACTCGCGTACAGCGCGTCGATACAATCAATAACCTTAAAGCTCTTGGAATCGAATTACAAGACGCCGAAGGTAAGTTCATTGGCCCAATTGAAGCTACTAAAAAACTTAGCGCAGCCCTTAACTCTATTGATCCTAGAGATTTTCGTTTTAATCTTGTTGTTGAAGAGTTAGGTGGATTCCGTCAAGTTTCTAAAGTTATTCCATTAATTCAACAATTTGCAGTAACTCAAAAAGCCCTTAATGTGGCCCAAGGATCTAGCGGATCACTAGCCAAAGACGCTCAAACCGCTCAACAGTCATTAGCAGTCCAAATAGCTAAAACTAGAGAAGAGTTTTCTAGATTTATTAGAGATCTAACTGGCACAGACTCATTCCAAAGCACTGTAAGATTTCTTCTTGACCTTGCTAATGCTTTCGTTAGAGTCGCCGACAGTATTAAACCTCTTGTGCCTCTTATTGCTGGGTTTGCTACGCTTAAAGCTGGGACCGCAGTCAAAGGCGCATTTGATCAACTTGCTGGTCCTAGAAGAAAGGCCCAAGGTGGAAAGATTCACGCCTTTGCTAGTGGAGGTCTTGTTCCCGGCCAAGGCAATGGCGACACTGTTCCTGCTATGTTAACTCCGGGCGAATTTGTTATTAAGAAAAGCTCTGTTAAAAGCTTGGGTGTTGAGAATTTAGCTAGAGCTAACAAATATGCCGATGGTGGATATGTTATTAGACCACAGCCGGGTAAGTTTGCTGGATTTTTTATGCAGCCAGAAGGTGTAAAAGATTCATCTCTTGTTAGTCAGGGGCAAGCAGTCACTAATGATGCTACAAGAGAAGGTTTATTAAATCAAGTTAATAAGAATTTTAAACTATATAAAAGTGGAAAATTAAGCAATAAAGAAACTAATTTAATTTCTTCACAAGCAATTAATGATTATCAACCAAGCACAGACACGCTTAAAAAAGCGATATCGGGTAATATTTTTTCTAGAGAAGATTTTAAAAATTATCTTTCTATGGGAAAAGGCACTCCAGAAGATTTAATAAAACAAGCTGTAACTGATAACAAAATAGATAAAAACTCTGCTGGCTTATTAAAAACGGGCTTGTCTAATGAAAAGGCGAAGTACGATAAATTTGTTCAATCAAAAATAAACTCATCAACTCCACAAGGTTTAAATGCATTATCTAAAGGCAAAGGAATTAAAATTGCGGCAGAAGAAAATGATGTTCCCGCGTTTTATATTGGAGAAGATGATGGCCCCAGATCACAAGCAATGCGTGGAGCTATCGCCAAGAAAACAAAAGATGGATTTTCAAGTATTCTTTCTGGAATAGGCACTGATCCTGCTTTTAAAGACATTGGACTTCCTCCGTTGGATGTAAAAGGCGACGCTATTAAAAAAGCCATAGAGCCGCTGTTCAATAGCCAAGATCCAAAATCAGCCCGTGTAACTATTGAAGGATATGTTTTAGAAGGTATTACTGCTGCATTAACTGGTATAACATTAGGTGGCAGTGATACCACATGGGATTTTCCACAAGTTGCAAGTAGTGCTGAAAAACTAGGAAAATTATTTGGTCAAACTTCTCGTATATCACAAGTAGAAAGTGGCGACGCAAAAAGATCAAATACCGACAAAGCTAAAAATAGTATTTTAACTAAAAAAATAGCATCTACACTATTAAAACGTCCAGAACTTATTGGTAATGTAAAAGAATTTGCCAATGGTGGATTCGCATCTGGTTCAGATACAGTGCCAGCCATGCTTACTCCGGGCGAATATGTCATAAATAAAAAATCCGCTCAGGCAATTGGCTATGGTAGTCTTAACAGAATGAATAAGGTTGGTAAATTTGCTGAGGGTGGCCCAGTTCAGATGTACCAGACTGGCACTCCTACAGGTGGCGCTAGTTCTCCAAGAGTTTTCCAAACTACATCTACCGGAGTTACAACAGTAACTAATCAAGCCGCTATAAATGCCCAAGCTCAACAACAAAGTTTTATAGAGAGACTAAAAGAATCTTCTGATAAATTATTATTATTGGGCGCTGTAGCTGGATCTGTCACTAGCCAACTTGGTGGACTTGATCAAGCAACTGCTGATATTGTTTCCAGTTTTGGCGCAACCTTTGCAACCATCAAAGGAATTGGTGGAAATTTAATAGATCTTGGATCTAACATAAAAGGTGTAAATCCTAAAGTATTAAGTGGGGTATTGACTGGACTTTCGGCTGGATTAACAGGTTTTGCAACTGCACAAGCTGTTGCGGCTGCAAGGATTACATATCTTGGACAAACAGCAGAAGAGAGCGGCAAGAAGTTTAATTCTTTTATTGAAGCCTTGTCTAAAGGAGAAGGTACTACTCAAGGTCAATTGACTGATGCATTAACTAAGCAATTCCAAGCTGCATCTGACGCTCAGGCTAGAGGCTCAGGTGCTGCTAAGGCTGCTGGAGGAGTTGCATCTTTAGTTGCTGGAGGCGGGGCTATAGCTTTAGGAGCGGGCGCTTTTGCGCCTATAATTGCTGCTGTAGCTGGCCCACTTACAGAAGAAATTTTATATTCAATCGGAGCATTTTCAGATTCAACAGGAAAAGCAAAAGTTCAAGCCGAAGCCTTATCTGCGGCTATGTTTTCTGCCACAACATCAAATCGCGATTTTCAAAAATTCTTTCAAAATATTGAAAAGCAAACTCCACAAGATGTCGCACAGCAAGCTCAGTCTTTAGCTCAAGCGTATAAAGAACAGCAAGCCCAAATCGCAAAACTGGGTGATTTGAGTAACGCGAGTGAAGCTGTAAAACAACAATTTCAAGCAGTTTCAGAATCAGCTAAACAGACTGCCGCAAACTTACAAACGATCATCGGAATCCAATTACAAAATGCAGTAAAACGATCTTCCGATCTTCTAAATAAAGGATTTATTCCTGATATAGATAAATTATTGAAACCAATATTTGATTCTATACGTTCTGCTGCTGTAACAAGATATTCTGGACGAATAGAAACTGCTGGTGGAGAACAAACTGCTCAAGGAATGAATCTTGTTGGTCAACGTGAAAACGAAATAGCAAGAGATCAGGAAAATGCCCGTAAGACTTTAAACCAAGCAACAAAACAGCAATTAGAAATGATTGCCGTTTTAAATATTGAAAATAACATTAGAAAAGAGCTTATTGGATCTCTTCAAAAACAATCTGCGATTAGTGCAAGCATAGAAAGACTGTCTTATGAATTAGACTTAGCTTCTAAGTCTGTATCCAATATAGATGCTGCCTTTTCAGGTTCTATAACTGGACTTAAATCTTCGTTTGATACCGATATATTAAAATTAAAATCTCCAGATCAGGGTGCTTTAGATAAAGCCTTAGATCCTGTTAGAGCGGTTGGGCCAATTGGTAGAGACTTAGCTGATAATTTGGTTAATATAAATCAAGTTATGCCAACTCTTGAAGCGAAATTAATTGAGTTTTCCAATGCTACAGACACTGCTAGCGGGGCTTTATTTGATGTAAAAAAATTCGTAGAAGAGTCTTTTAATATTAAAGCCGACAGTATCGTCGGAAGAACTTTAGTTAAAATAATAGAAGGTACGACTACAGGAACTGGCGGTGAAAAAGCCGTTACTGCTGCTAAAACGTCTCTTAGACAAGAAGACGTTAGAAAGAAAATTGTTGAATCATTCCAAAAATTTGGCGAAGAATTCCGCACTCAAGCTGGTGGAATTTTAGATAATTTAGCTAGAGCAGAGCAAGAAGGTCGCGCTGTTGCAGAAAAAATCAATGAATCCAGACAAAAACAATTAGATCTACAACTACAAAGCGTTGATACATTCTCAAACTATATAGATGCCTTAGCTAAAGCCAGAGGCCGCGATTTAAGTTTGATTGAGAAGAACACTATTCGCACAATGAAGCAATATACACTTGCTGGAAACATGGCGAATAATGTAGGAGCAATATCGACTGAACTTTCTGGTATATATAAAAAATTAAATGAAGGTGGATTAAATTTAGATGAACAAAAGAATCTTTCATTCTCTGCAACTAAATTAAGATCTGCACTTGAGGATCTTGCTGATCAATCTGGAAAAACTTCTGATATTCTTGCTGAAATTGAAAAGCAAAGAGCAAAGAGAGAGTCGGCTAGAGACTTTGGTAAAGAGTTTACTTTTGGCTCAAATGAACAAAGACAAAGTATAGCAAATTCTATTCAAGGACTCCAAAGAGTTTTGAATACTGGAAATATTAATGATGTTCCAGAAGAACTGAGATCTGGGGTTTCTTCATTACTAGACCGTTTCAAGGACGTTCCGGTATTTAATGGAAGAACCGGAAGACAAGTTGAAAATAGACTTATTGCCAATCAATTTAGAGCAATGGGTGGCGGTGCATTTGCTAATATGATCGAGGCTGACACGTCAACCCCTGAGCAGATATTAATTGGGGAACTGCAAAGAACATTCGCGATCCAAATACAAGCTCAACAAGCCCTGTCTCTGTTGGAGCAACAGAAGCAAGAACTATTACAGGGTGCATTAAATGAATATACTACTGCAATTGGTAGTTATACAGCTAAATTAGAAAGTCTTGTGCAAGAGTTTCAAAGAAAAGCAGAAGAAAAAGCAATTCCAACCGTAACGCCGTCTGTGATTGCTAGCCCAAAAACTACATTACCCGCAGCTCCTTTTTCTGGTGGATCTATGGGTGTTTTAAATACATTAGTTGAAAATCCAAATCCAAATCTTCCACCCGATGCTAAAGCTAAAATTGATCTTGAAAATATTCAGGAAACAAATAGCGCAATTGAAAATTTTGGACAGGCTATTACTACTTCAGATCAAAAAATATATGAGTTTACCGCAAGATTAGAAAATCTTGTTAAGGTAATGGAAAACACTAAAAAGGAATGGCAACCAGCTACAAAGCAAGAGATTGAAAATGCAAATAATCAACCCGGCACAGGTCAGAGTTTTGGAAGTTATGCTATTGGCGGGTTGGTATATCGCGCCGGTGGTGGTTCTATATTTCAACCTAAAGGCACAGACACAGTTCCAGCAATGCTCACTCCGGGCGAGTTTGTTATCAAGAAAAGCTCAGTCGATAAGATTGGGGCTGATAATTTAAGCGCATTAAATAACGGATACGCCAGTGGGGGTCTAGTATCTTATTTAGCTGGTGGCGGTGGAGCTTCTGGAACTAACGCCTTTAACGACCTTGCTAAAAGAGTTACTAAGCTTGAAGAAGAAGTTAAAAAACTAGAAAAAGAAAATAAAATATTAAAAGGTAGTCTAGGCAAAATTTCCCCGATGAATCAAATTGCGGGTGGAATGCAAAACATGCAGCAGATGATGAGTGGAATGCAAAACCCTCAGCAGATGATGGGTGGAATGTCTTATGGTAATATGATGAACCAAAGATATTCTAGCGGCAGAGGTGCTACAAGAAGTCAATTAAGAGCTAGAGAAAATGCAGACAAGAGAAGTGCTGACGAGGCATTTGTAGATATAATGGGGCCACAATTTGAAGAAAATGCAGCTGATAGAGCTGAAAATGTCCCATCCGTTCTTAATATGGGTGGCACTAGAAGACAAGTTAGAGCTAGACAAGAGTCTTTAAAAAGAAGAGACGAGAAAGCCTTGGCAAACGAGCTAGGACTGGGCGAAGAAGCACAAGCCGAGCAAGCGGCAGCAGCAGAAAAGATGACCCTTATAGAATCCGCAGCAGGAGCAAGACGAACAGATAATACTGATGATATGAGTCAGGACGTACGCCTTAAGTTTTACACTCATTTTCTAGACACAAATCCTAATGGTCTGATGGCTTACATGATAAACGATAAGAATGCTAGGCATAGGGAACAGACAGGAAAATCAGCTCCCGGTGATTATTATACTCCAGACGCTGTGCCTACACGCGCAGGAGGTCCACTGAACAGAGCAAAAGGCGATGGATCGACAACACTCGGCAATACTAAAGAAGAGCAGGCATTTGTAGCAGGAGAAAGGGAGGCAGCAACCACTGCTACGGCAGCAACGGCAACAGCTACTCCACCGACTTCTCCTGTCCCGACCATGGACTCGCTTGCCCTAGCCGCCCTAGCCCGCCAAGAGGCAGCAACCACTGCTACGGCAGCAACGGCAACAGCTACTCCACCTCCAGAAACAGCACCTACGCCTCCCTCCACGCTATCGAAGTTGATGGATCGGGCAGGGGATCTAGTAGATGTTCCACCACAGCAAGAAGCAGCAACTACTGCTACAGCAGCAGCAGCCACTTCACCTCCACCTAATGAATCTGAGCCTGAAGAAAGACCTCTGTCATTTGCGGAACAATCGGCTAATGCAAATCAAAGAAGGCGTGAGGTTACGTCCATCCCAAAAATAGCTACATCTTACGCATCGCAAATATTGGGACCAAAACAATCTACAGCAGAAGAAAAAGGAGGCAAAGCAGGATTAGACCATGTGAATTCGATGCTGGCGATAGCTTATGGCGTGCAAAAGCACAGAGCGCCGATTGGACTACAGGGACTTCCTAGAGACACCAACTATAATACAAGTCTTGACCCCAACATGGGTGAAAGTGTTACCAATTGGGATCACAGAAAAGTTCCTTTGGGTGATTTAGGTTTACCACCTGAAAAAGAAGCAGCAACTGCTGCTACAGCTCAAACTCCTGAACAAAAATTAAGAGAAGTTAACGCTAAAATAGATTTAATGACTGGAACTAAAGAATCATTACCTACTACCAAAAATCCTAATGCTCCAATAGGTACGGTTTCAACTGGAAAGGGCGAAACTGGCCCAAGAGGGCTGGAGGGTGCTAATCAATTACAAGCATTAGATCAAGAACGCCAACAGTTAATGGCTAGCAGAGAATCAGCAAAAACTGGTCCACAGCCAGTATCTGAATTTAAAAAAAATGCGCAAGCCGAAATTGATAAAAAATATCAAGAAGCATTAGCTAAAAATGAAGCAGAGTATTTGGCAATTGCCGATCCTTCACATGTGAATAGCCCAGACGTTCAAAAAAATATACAAGAAATATCAGAAAAAAGAAGTCGAGTTAACGCACAAAAAGAAGCTATGGATTTATATTTTGGACCTGAAATGTCTTATGCTCCTGTAGATATTCCGGGCTTATCTGATAGAAAAATTCAATCTTTTGACAAGCCTAAAGAAAACCCTACAGTACAAGAAAATTTTAGAAAATCTAGAGAACTTTTGTTTGACGACAAACAAGCCAAAGAAGATGCAAAAAATTCGCCTTTATCAAATATACTCGACACTGCTAGAACTGCAAGCAATGCTATTTTTGATCAAAACAGTATTTCTACTGTTGGGCATGAAGCAATTGCAACGATTCAAGATTCAGTACTAGCTGAAGAAGGAAGAACTTTTAAATCAAATATCAAGAAGAATATGAATCTACGACAACAATTACAAGGATATGCTAGTGGTGGATTAATCTCTTATCTTGCGAGCGGTGGATCTCCTAAAGGTTCAGACACAGTTCCTGCAATGCTTACTCCCGGCGAATTTGTTATGAAGAAAGACTCCGTATCTAAATATGGTAAATCTTTTATGGAGAAAATGAACAAAGGGGGAGTTGTTCCGGGGTTTGCTGATGGCGGCTATGTCGGGTACTATGCTGAAGGTGGAAATGCTACAATACGTAATAGAAGAGCTAGAGGCATGTATGATGGTCAGATGGCGACAACTGCACAGGCTATGCAAAGAAGCGTTGGAATGCGTCAAAACATGATGTCAAATCAATTTGCTAACAATCCTGCGGTACAGCAAGGTGTAATGGCCAACCCAATGCAAAAGCCAGCAACTGGGGGCGGGAACACTACAGGGGCAGTTGGTGGTGGAATGTCCGATGCAGCCCAACAGTTTTCACAGTTTGTTACTCAATTCTCAGACGCTGCCAAGATGATGACAGGAATGACTATGACTCATAAAGTTACAGTTGATGGACAATTAAATATAGGTGGAATAGACGGAAATGCCGTAGCTGAACAAATTAAAATTGCTATAGGAAATTATGTTGGAAAAATAGTAGAAGATAAAATGAGCAAGAAAATGGGAGAAGCAACCTAATGTCGTCATCATCAAAAAATAATTTAGTCCCATTAACAATAATTGGCGCTAGTGGTTATAACAGTATACTGTCCACTAGATCACTATATATGCAGTCTAATTTGTCTAGCGGAGAGCTTCCATTATATTTAAAACAAACCCCAAATAGGAGCGGCATTTTAAAAGCCGAGACTAACTGGGACTTGTCTCTTAATTCAAATTCTCATATTAATCATTTTTCTAATGGCGATATTGAATATGAACAACGAGACTTTTCATCAAATAAATATGACTCATATTATGGAAATAATCGTGGGCAAGAAGCAATTAAATATACACTATCTCATGACTGGTCGATAACAGATATTGCCGCCGAAAAGGATGTTATGGCAGTGTCTACAAAAGGCTGGACCAGCTTTGAAAAGTACACTACTGATATATCTGACAATGATATTTTTTCAACATATATTAGTCCAGTATTTTACTATCCTTTGCCACAACCAATTACACAAACTATTACCGTATATACATTTACAATAGTATGGGATTCAAAAACTGGATGTCGCATCAATACTCCCGGAAATATAGTTGTTAACTATATATATAATGGTGAATATTTAACTGAAACACAATATGTTATAGATGATGACGCTGATACTATTGGGCCACTCCAAGCTACCTCATGGCCTCCAATCATTAGTTGGACAGGAGATCCGAGTGATGAACCATGCATAGAGCCACCCGTCTATACAACTTCAACAGTCACAACAACTACATATCCAGATTTGCCCAGCGATGCAATTGTACTTGAAAATAGTTATATTAGAACATCGGAGTTATCTCCTAAAATATCAAGATATATTATACCAGAAGTTTCAAACATATTTAAAGATCAAAATTTTAATTGGATGAATATAAATTCACCAAACTTTGAAGTTCCTGATTATAGTGATATTTATATTAGAGTAGTTTATGACTCCGCTGCAATAAATCCAATTCAAACAAAATATTTACAACCAGTGGTTACAGTTGGAAATGAAGAAAAAATCTATAAATTTGGTGGATTTTTAAATATTGATAATTTTTATAATGGTTTATATGATAATGCTATATTAACATCAAAGCCAACACTTGACGATGACTATGATGAGCTTTGGTATATTGTTACTAAAGACGATGGGACTTATTGTTTTGTTGGATTGTCAAGTTATACAACATGGGAATACTCTCTTGATTTTAATTTTCCATTCGACCAAACTAATTTAATAACGGCAGATCATTTAATTGTAGGCTGGAAAAAGCCGAGCTTTCGTAGTTTTGAAATTATAAAAGTTGCAGGATTTCCAAACTGTGGCAAAGTTGATATTTATTTTCCAAAAGTGGGTGTTATTAACACATTTGCAAGTGGTACAAATGAGGTGACATCCTCTAATCACGGGCTTTCAACAGGCGACCGTATCAAGATCACAGAAGCTCTTGGTAGTGGAAATACAATGAACGGAGTTAGATATGTATCCACTATAGATCCAAATAAATTTGCATTGTATTATGATAGTTCTTTATCTTATGGAGCTGCTATATATAATACCACAACAGCTTCGGGCGTTAGGTGGTCTGCAATTGATGGTAATACTTGGGGTTATAATTTAACTCTGTATTCTCCAATGGGTAAAAATGGCTATTCCACAACGTCCCAATTAAGAACTTCTATCGAGCAACCACAGGGCGAAACCCCATATGAAAGAGCTGTTGAGAGCAGCGACACAAACAAGCCCCAAGCAAATTTAACTGGTCAAAGATCTTGGAATAATTATTATCCATACGAAAGATTTGATTCGGGCGATAATATTATATTTGGCGTCGTCAATGGTAATAAATTTGGTGCTGACATATCGCTTAAAAAATATGGCGATAATTATATTCTTATGGTTGCCGAAGAAGGCGCTAGTGAATCTTTTCAGTTAGTAAGCTCATACGCAACAAAAATAACTGAAACAGTGCCACAAAATAAAAAAGTAATACCTTCGTTTTTTCCATATGGGCGAATCCATTTTTATACAATTAATCCATCTGCAAGATCTATAGATTATTTAACAACATATTCTCCATCAGACAACCCTTGGGCTGCTTACGAAACAATTAATCGTCAAGAAAAATTATTGAATCAATTGAGTTTATATGAAAATAAAAAATTACAGATTTCAGATATAAATTTATACAACACAACAACAAATAATTTTTGGAATGGGGCTAGATTTCTTCAGTGGAGTAAAAATTATATTTATAATTCAGATCTAGATTTTAATCTTCCTGATCAAAATGGTAATCAGTACGATTACGGTTTTGTAGATAGACTTAAAACTGCGGATTTTGAAATTTCTAACGACACTATATATTGTTCAGCAATATCTAATGTAAAAAATGCAGACTTTAATAATTATTTAAGACTTAAAAATATAGATAGATATATTAAATTAATATATTTTGATATCGCCACTCCATTTGTCAAATCTACAGATCTTATAAATTTAAATAATTCATCATATGCAACAGTGGATGTTAGCATTCAGAAGGAAGAGATGGATTTATTTGGAAATAAACTTTACGCATTTGATAATAGAGTCGTAACTGGATGGGCATCTGACTATAGACAATCTGAATATATTTATAACTATATAAGAAATGGCAATATATTAACATTGTCTGATACAATATCAAGCGATGGAAATAGAGGGTTTGGTAATTATTTAGTTACACAAGGTACAATTTTAATAACTAATAAATATAATATTTATGATGAAAATGAAAATGTTACAACAAATCCACTGCAATCGCTAGAAGTTTATAGATATGATAGAATTGCTAATAGATATTATTATGTTAGCTCTTTAAGTCCAACAATTAATTTAAATAATTCTATATATTCTGATATAAATAGTGACACTTATGAGTTAACAACAAATCTCGCCTACGATGGAACTTCGGATAACTCTGCCACATATATTATTAATTTAGATGGCAAGTACGATCTTAAGAATGACTGTTTAGTGATGAGAGACTGGAACGAGTGCGTTGGTTTTCAGTTTGATTATTCTTCAAACACTTTTAAAAATAAATTTCATAATTTTTCAACAAAGTCTTCTCAAAATTCAATCATTAGATTGGCAGAAGGAAAACAAAGTTCATTATTTGACACTTCCATAGAATATGACACTGGCGATTATCACCAGTCTCTTCAGATTTTTGACGCTGTTCAAATTGATGAAAACTCATTAAATAATTATGTTATAATAATGGATACTCATTATCCAAACTATGTGCCTTTATTTATGAAGACAATTGAAGGCTATTCATCAGGCAACCCAATTTTATATACAGCTGGTCATGCGCCATATGCAACGGGCGCGCCTTTGTATATGCAGCCCCCCATGCCTTTAGCTACTGGAATGTCTCTTTTTGCAAAACAGATTGATATTGCAGATACGGGCTTGTCATTGTTTCATAAATCAACAAGTATATTGGAAACTGGTGTTGATTTATTTATTAGAAATGGATTCGCTACTGGTGGGTTCCCATTAGTGTTCAGTTCTGTTGAAAAGATGAATTTTCCATTATATATTTCTAACATAGTTCCAACTGTACTAATTGACAATGATATAAATTTATTTATCTATTCTGCATATAATGTAGCTCAATCACCAACTCCTTCATCCTATAATGATTATCCTGATTTGATAAATAATCCAGTAGTTCCAAATAACTACTTTGTTATGCCATTATTTATCTCAACTATACAGTATGACGATAATGCAAATGGTTTAAATTTATATTTAGATGCTCCCGGATTTTCTTCGACTGGATCAATTAGTTTATACCAAAACGCAGGTAGCGCAAATGGTTTATCTGGACAAACATTTAAGAGTCCTTCTTTATATACTTATGGATCAGGATATAAAGGCAACGAATTAAATGCAGGAGCAAATTTATTTATTAAATGTCCAATAACAACACAAGTTCCTCTATTTGTGTATAATACTACATCAACAGGAAACATTCCACTGTATGTAAGTGGGGCAAACGTAGTAACAACTGGTGTAAGTTTATACTGTTCTGGTGTTCATTATCCAAACAGCACGGTAACACTTATGATTGATGGGGACTTATAATGGCAACAGTAACTTTGACTTGGACTGGCACTTCTATTTCTTTTGACTATGGGTTTTCAACATCTGTGCAAAAAGAATTTGGAAGAGCGGACGATGGCTCTATTTTAAATGAGAAACACACAATTAGTATCAGAGGGCAGATTGTTTCTAGTGGAGCAGAAGCAGATGCTAGATATTCTAATCTAGTTACTCAGATGTTTTCGCGAGCTAAAAAACTTGCGACTGGAGCTGGTAGAGTTGTAACTCTGCAAGCTGGACTATTAGTAATTACTGGGGATTCTGGAGAGATCGTAAGATATGATTCTGCATCGTTATTGAGTGTCAATGTTAGCGAAGCTCCAGAAGATACTGCTGGATTGCACTATCAAGAAGTGTCAATGACTTTTGAATCATACAATACTCCTTCAGATCCCGTAAGTGCATATAAACTAAGATCAGTTAGTGAAAATATAGAATATAAAAAAGAAGAAAATCAATTTTCTTATAAAGGTAACGAAATTGACACAGAAGATGAACCATATCACGCATTTACAGTAACTCATACTATATCCGCACAAGGATTTTTTAACAACGGATCTTCAAAAAAAGAGGCATTTGAAGAGGCTTATACATATGTCACTTCTCGCAAAAAAAATAGTCTTGGAACTATAAATACAGATGCATTTGCTAAGAATTATCTTGGCAGTTCAAAACTTGAAATGAAAGAGTATAAGATTGCAGGACAAGCTTCTGACGTTGTAACCTCTGCTGATATTTCAAATTATAGTGAATATAATAAAGTACGTACATCGTCTACCGATGTTACATCTGGATCATACTCTTTAACTACTACATTTTTATTAGCCAGAGAATCTGCAAATATAGATATCACAGGAAATTATACCAGAGACGAGTCGGGCGATGCTTCAATTACTGTAGAAGGGACTATTCAGGGTTTATCTACAAAGAGTGCAGACGCTGCTCAGCATGATAAAATAATTGAAGCTAAAAAAGCTTATGATGCAATTGCAGGAAATTTAAGAAGTGGATCTAAAATATATAAGTACGCAAATACTAAAATATACGATAAATTCCAAATAGATAAAGCTGGAGTTACTTTAAGAGATGTGCCATTAAATTATTCTTTTGGCGAGAATAAGAGCAATGGAACAATTACATTTAACGTAACTTATAAAGTTTGTCCGGGTGAATTAAAGTCTCTATTGGACAGTATAACGGGCGCTCTTGTTGCTCAAGCGACTATTGTAGATAACAACAGAAGTGGAGGGGGAAATGACTATAATCAAATTGTAATCATTCCAATTATCGGAAGAGCTGATGGTCCAGTTATTCAAGATATGAATACAACAAAGGAAAGATCAAGAAATGTCACAGTCGATGTTACATTAGAACCCCAATATAGAACTTCAACCAATAGCTTAGTAAGAACTCAAACCTTAGCAAAAGTAAATAGTTATAAACCAACATCATATTCGGAACTTTATATTCAAAACTTTAATGAATCTTGGGATTGGATAGCAGGAAAATACAATGTGTCAATAGATTGGATTTATACAACATGAAAATAACTAAACCTGTAGAATTTTTGGGCGCTTATGTAGTTAGTGCAGATCTTAGTATGGGTTGGGGTGGCGAATCAGGATATTGTAATTTAGAACTAGTAGAAGAACCCAAAGATGGTAAACTTTTTAAACCACCGTCACTAGGAACTGGATGTATATTTAATTTTGATAAATTAAGCTTTGGTGGAATTTTAAAAAGGTGGACGTATAGTGAAGATACCGGAAATGGAAGAAGATATTCGGTAGTGCTGGAGTCTCCGGCTTCAATTTTAGCAGGAACGCAAATCGTATTAAATCGTTTTCAAGGAACCATATACACAGACGATAGTAATATTGACGCATTGCAAAATAAAGATGTAATGACATACGGAGGAAAATATCCTACAAATATTATTAATATCTTTGCATCTAAAGAAAATTATGAATATGGCGGTATTTTTGGCGCTGCCAATTTAAATGAACTTGGGTATCCAGCAGCTAATATTATTGGGGATATTAATAAAGCAATCTCAGATGGTGTATTTGGTGGCAAGATATTTTTTGCAGATACTGAATATGAGTTAGATTTATCAGAGTTATCAGAAGTTATATCATCTATTGCGGATTATAGAATTGGTGGTGACTTTGTAGATTTATCTACGCTGATTAGTGATATATGTGATACAGCGGTCTATGACTATACATTAACACTAACAGGAACTACGAACACTTTGGGCGTAATCACCAAGGACGCTAAAATAAAAATAAAAGTGCTGTCAAGAAGAAGCGCCCCAAATCCAAATGTGATAAGCGAAACGATCCAAAATTTAAAAAATAAGCCGGATAAACAAAAAAATCTGATTAGTTACAATACTGGAAAAGAGTTTGCAGATAACATAACTCAAAAGGTTTTAATTGGTAGTCAAGCTAGTAGATATTGGCTTGCTGGTAGACCTTATATGCTTCCTATCTGGGGCCAATTGGGGCAAGGTCAATCTGCCGTTTATTTCTACGGCAATAGCGTTTACGAATACGGAAATATGTTTGCCCCCATTAGAGTAACTATCGACGGGGCAAATCAATACGGCGAAGGAAGCTTTAGCTATGTTGATACAAATCTATTAGAGTTAAGATGTGCAATGTCTGAAACAAAAGATACTTGGACAGCATATCATATTTTAATGGCTTTGAAAGAAGGCAGAGAAGGCTTAACATTTGGTAATTTTTCTATAACAAAAGATGATTTTAAAAACTTGCTTCAGGGCAAGCTAGCCCCCGCTGATGTTATGGATACCGGACTTGACAATGCAGAAATGGCCGCAGCTTACTTGTATGGTCCTGCGGTAGCAGCAAAAACTGCCGCCCAAAGACTTATGGATACAAGATATAATTCATTAAAAGCAGCCGCGAACACTTTTTATGGTAGGTCTTTCTTAGTTGCTATTCCTGCTGAAGTTGGTGGAGCAAGCAATAATTTTAGATGGATTGAACTAGATAAAAAAATTGAAAACTCTTGGGATATAGCTGGAAATTCTTGGGCTGGCGACAATGCTTCGGCTTATTTTCCAGATACTAAATTTTATGATGACAATGGAAAACTAGGAGCTGTTGCCGTTTTTCCAAACTATACTAATATAGATTTTTCAGATTTTAAGAGCGACTATGGCAGATCTGTACTTGGTACAAATAATGGTGTAGTTGTTAATGTTACTGTTGATACATCTTGGGGGATAAGGTGGATTGACACTGCGACTTCGGATGTAGATAGTTCAGGCAATGCTAAAACTGATTCTGCGGGTAAGCGAATAAGCACTTCTCGTACAGTTGGATATGTTAAAGTTGATATACCATCCTGTGATATTTACGATGAATATACAACACAGGTTAATGGCTTTAATATGTTGTGCAAATTAATTATGGGTACAGATCTACTTCCGGGATATCATAATATGTTCGGCTTTGAAAATTTTGATTTCCCCCTTCCCCCGTCTAGGGTTGCTCCAGAATATATTGGCGTCCCACAACAAAGCAACCGATATGTTTGGGGTCCGTGGTTTTCATTCAATAGTGATTCTGGACAGAAAGGTAAACTATCTATAGATCAAGACACTAGTCTAAATCCTGAAACTTTTGGGACTATTGCAAAAATGAATGAATATGCCAATAGTACTGTTAATATAGATATGAATATGCTTCTTGAAGCTGAAACTGGATCGGTCGAACTTGCTGAATCCCCGGCCTTTAGCTTAGCTGATAGATTCTTTGGCAGCGGACCTTATGTTACAAACATGTCAATTAGAATTGATGCAACTGCTGGATATAGAACTACTTATTCATTTGCTAATTGGACTAAATCTTTTGGTAAACTATCAAGATATAATATAGATTCATTTAAAAAATCTAGGCAAAACGCTTTTAAATTTCAGAAGAATATCAGAGACTTATTTCGCTATCCACCGGGAAGACCTATAAATACTAAATTATTAAAATTATTTGAGCCTAAGTTGCCCCGTATGCCAATGCAATCTACAAATATGATAGTAGGAAATTTTTCAAATGCAATAGGATATGCTATTAATAATCCTAATAACTTATCGCCGGGAATTAATATGCAAGCGGCCCCAACAAATGCTGCTACAAGAGGAATGGGGCTTAATTACATGGAAAGCTTTGGCGCGGGATATGAACAAATATTTACACCAATTTTTGCCTACGATCAAAGAGATCCTGCAAGGGTAAAGAGAAACTTTAATTTAGGAAATTATTAATGAGCGTTGTAGTATCAAAATTAACATTTTGCGGTGGATATATAGGCTCATTTACAGCTAGCACATCTCCAGATGGTGGACAATTGATAGTTAGAGTATTTGACTCTAAGGCCGATGGAATTACTACAAGTCCACCAGCCACTGGCAGCTTAAAGATGTTTAACTATGGCAACTTTGGATTTAGTTTTTTAGGAGCGGTTCAAACTGTAGTAACGAATCCTGAGACAGCAACCGAACCAAAATCATATACTTTAAACTTAACTTGTAATCAAAATATAAGTAATTTATCGGATACTATTGTTGGATTATATCCATATAATATTAATGTAGCATATATAGCTAAACTCCCTCAAGATGTTGTTGCTGTAGAAGCTTATGGCTATAGTGAAAATTCGCCAAACTCAAACTATGGTAGTTTTTTTGACTGGAATATATCTACAGGATCAGATGATTTTTCATTAAATGCTGTTTTGTACAAGTCATATATTAAACATCCTTACAATGCTCCAAATGGAAGTCCTCTATATAAAATTGATGGATCAATCACACCTAGCGCTGCTACGCAAAATATTGTTATATATTCCTCTTCTGAAAATCCACCAGCAGTGACAGATCCTAATGCCGACACTTCTCCTCCTATTACTATTATTACGCCACCAGCACAAGGTACGCCACCAGCACAAGGGTCTACGGGTGCTGTTGGCAGTTCAACTACAACACAGACAAATGACTACGGCGCTGGATCTGTTATAATTAAATATCCAAATAACGGCACAGTTCCAGTTGGAACAACAGTGACTACATCGTCATCGGATGGACTCACTTCCACTAAGACAATCTATGCCGATTCTTCTGAAGTAACTGAAACTACATTAACGACATTTTCTCCTACTAGAAATGTTGCTTCACAAAATATTGCACAAAAACAACAAGCGTTTAATCAACCCGCATCCTTTCAGGGGTCAATCGATCCAACAAAATTATTTCCCAGCACTGAAATTTACCCTTCTAGTACATATTCAGGAAAAGATTCTGGTGTTTTTTTTGGAAAAAGCGCTAGCCCAACCTCCTTTGATTTAGATCCATACTTTTATTTTTCTAAAAATGACTATGGTTTAGTCGCGAAAGATGGAAAAAGTAATTCTAAAAATATTAATACAAAAAAGGAACCAGTCAAAGACCATGTTAGAACAATGGGCCTTAAGGGACCAATGTATTATTCTGGATGGGGCTATGATACCAGAGGACTGCCTGTTCCGAATGCAGCAAATCAAATTATTCAAACTGGAGTTGGAACTAATAAACAACCATTGTATGGAACCGATGTAAATGGATCTTATAAATTTCATGAAAAAACCCCCATAGAAAGAAAACTTTGGAAAACTGGTCCAGTGGATTTAAGATGGCATGATAAAAGAAAAACTTGGGTGGGTGGACATGAAATGCTTGAGGGGTATTTAATGTCTGACTTAGCAGCGCCAAAAAAACAGGGAGTAACAACTGCAAAAATGGCAGTATTAAGGATAGCCTCTCCATCGGGTCTTACGGGGCAAAATTTATTAGCAAGTCCTGCTGTAGACTTAAAAGATGAGACAGGAAAAGTGACTGGAGTTCGCCCTGCTGTTTACACTAATGAATTTATAAGTGTATCAAATCGTGACCCTTCACTATCTGCGTCTTCGGGCGCATATTGCATGGTTGCAGACATTAATTATGAATGGAGGCCGATTTATATCGGATGTTAATATGGGACGAGGATGTGGCTGTTGTAAAACTTTAAATAATTATAATATTTTTGTAAAATTTGTTCCATATGTGGCAACATCATATTCTGTACCCTTTCCCCCGCCACCTTCTGGTGACGGTTGTAATGATTTAGAATATATAAATAAATATTTTTATGATTTATCTTTAACTGGATGTGGTGGCGCTCCACCATTACCCGCTATCCAAGATTCTATAAATATACCTTCATGTGTTTCTGAAGTTAAAAAAAATACACTAAAAAGAAATTATGATAGTAATAAATTATATATATCTCCATTAATAGAAGATTTTAATTTATATATAAATGATAATTTAGAATTATCTGATGAATTTTCTTATTTATTACCAAGACAAGTAACTTATAATGAATATAATCCCGGTGGCGAAAAGTATAACTACTGGAGAGGTAATGCAATAAATTATATATATAATTATGATTTAGGTGTAATAAATCCAGAAGATAAAAAATTATCTACTTCCACCCAAATAAATGGATATAAAGGCTTTAATTATACTCCACTTTCAACATTATGCACAGTACTATTAGGAAAAGTAAGATATATCTCTAATAGAGATTGTTTAATCAAAGCTGATGCTGATTTTTATAATAGTTCTGATGTCTACACTCAGTATGGATTTGTACCATGTGGTGACGGAGCGATCTTAAAAGGATCATATATTATAGATGAAGGTATTGTTTATGATATAAATGAATATATATCTAAAATTGAAGTGCCTTCTACTAGTTATCAAAGTGTAACTATAACTTATCCGATAATAATTACATATTCTGGAAATAAAGCTAATGTTACAGGAAGTAATTCTGGATCAGCAACATATAAAACTACACTTTCATTTACTTCAGTTAATAGTGCCAGTACTAATATTCAACCTCAAGTTGAATATGTTCGAGACTCTTTTAGAATTATAGGTAATACAGAAGTATCTTCAAACGCTTCGGAATCATATGAAAATTGCGCAACTACTGAACGATTTAAAAAATATCCTTTTAATCCTGTGAATCCTTGTGGACTTCCAATTATTAAAGATCAATATATTTGCGGTAGACATATCGAAAACTCCGGTCCAAAAAGACTAGTAATATCAATGGCTCCAAAATTTACATTTGGCTCAGCTTTTGTTAGATTAAAATATATAAATAATGGTGAATTTGCAGTTAAATTTATAGATTTACCTATAATATCACTTTCTTCATCATATGCATCAATATATTCTTCAGCCCGTATAGAGGCTTATGCTTTACTAAAAGGTTCTATATCTAAAAATGGAGAATATATTTATACAAATAATTTTCAAATAACTATTTGTGAAGACAATGCAGATGTGACTTCGGAAGATGGGGAGGTTTTGATTGAATATTCTGGATACGAAAGACCAGTAATTACTGATTCATTGCAAGCTATACCAAATGGAATTGGCGCTAATGCCGCAATAACTAGTTATAATTGTGGAGTAGACTTTAAAGTTGATAAGGTTCCAGCTAAAACAATTGGTATTTATTATGCATATTCTCCTTTTGCCTTGTCTAACTTAGGAGTTCCTTTTTTGGGAGGCTTTATAAGTAAAATAGTAAATGATCCATGCGAAGAGCCACAACCCAATGTATCGGACCCTCCTTTATTTACGCAATGGAATACTAGATTTGCTTATGAAACAAGATATGAGTTTGGAGAAGGCGCTGGAACGCCTATAAATTCAAGACCAGTAGGAGCGGAAATAAATATAGATGGAAAAATATTTCCAGTAGATGGATTGACTGACGCTTTGTATCTATATTTTAGAGATTTTAATTATGACCTTATATATATAAATCAGGAAATTAACTAATGTTACTAGATTCTATTAAAAATTATATTATCAGTGGATTTTCAAATGTAAGTGACAACACAAAACAAAATAGATTAAATATATGTAAATCCTGCGAGCATTTTAATGAATCTTTACATCAATGCAAGCACTGCGGATGTTTTCTTCATATAAAAACCTCTTGGGCAACTGAGAAATGCCCACTTGACAAATGGGTTGCTGAAATTGAACAAATCCAACATCCTCCAATCGACCAAAATACACCTTCTGGAGATTGCGGATGCAACAAAAAATAATGTGTATATTATAATGACATGTCAAAAAACCTTTAAAGGTAAAATAGTAACTTAGGAGATCTCTTATGGCAAGTATTAGTTTTGAAGTATTAGATAATAGCAATCCGGGCATCGGAAGCGGCATTAGCGCTTCGGGCCTCGGATTCTATGGAAGTGGAGGTTTTGGAACAAGTGTTCCTCTGCTTAATTATCAAGGTAAAACATTTGTAACAAGCTCTGATGGAACTAATCAAGGTCCAGAAGCAAGAAACGTACAATTTACAAGCGTATCTGGATGTACAATTTCTGCTGGCACAGGATTATTATCCAAGATTAATTCTTCAGAAGCTACACTAGTTGTTAATTTTGACCATACAGCAAGTGTTAAAGTTCAAAACGCACAGCTCCGTATTTATGACCGCGATAACATTGACAACCCTGCGAGTGGAGTTATCACTAAAATTGCAGAAGTTGCTAATTTTGGTGGTGGTACAATTAGCTACAGCACATGGGTTGGCAATAATGGCAACGATATTTTAACCACTGTTGGTTCGGGCGATGCATTCTGGTGGGGCGCTCCTTGGCCAAATAATCACTGCTATGTTCCATTCCAAGGGACAACAGTTAATCGTCCATACTATCAAAACTCTGTGGGTGTTAAATTCTATAATTTTACAGATGTTCAAGACGCTGCAAATAGTGGTAATCCTCACCCAAGCCTTTCTGGATTATCAAGTCCCGGCAAGCAAACAGTTGGTGGAAGTGGATTAATTGTTCCCTTGTCAGACTCTCCGGGAAGTGGTGGTCGCGGCCTTGCCTCTCCATTACACACGGGCGCTCCAAAATATTGCCAATATATCAATGCAACTTCTCAGGGGACTTTACTGGGAGCCAATACAACATTTGATAGTGGCAGTTTGTTAGCTAGTATGTATGGTGGAACTGGTGCTGATACACGCCACACTTGGAGGGTTGCGATTTCTTCCGCTCCTCTAAGCATTGGAAGTAAAACCCAGTTTGGTATGTATATCAGTCTAGAATATCTATAATTATAAATTACCGAGAGATTAGCTGGCGATCTTTTTATCGTTTCGAATCGCGACTCATTCTCGTAATATAACTGAAGACGAACGATTGCAAGTTATATCGGTAATAAATAAAAAAGCCCCGTTTTACCGGGGCTTTTTTGTCTTTACACTTCTTTATTTTGTGACTTGTCCCATCTCATCCAGCCACCATCAGGTAGCCACTTATCGTCCTTGTCTTTTCGTCTTGGAAATAAACCTCCACCTTTTTTATGAACACCGAAAGCGAGTTTAGCTCGACACTCTCTGCTTGTACATCTAAGTTCATAATATTCATTTTCTTCTGCATCTTTACGAACAACGTGACTCAATCCATCATATCCGCACTTTCCGCAAATTGAAATAGCAAAAACTTCTTCAAGGTCTGCTAATTGCTTAAAAGCGTCTGTCATCTTATCTGCTTCAACACTAATTGTAGAATTGCCAACCTTTTGTGAAATCGTAAAACTCATTCAGCACTCTCCTTTAAAATTTCTACCGGAATTGATTTGCTATTGTTTTGATAGTCATTCAATAGCTTAATCATATTAATTGCAGTCTTCTTACTCACACTCTCAAGTTTATCATAATTCTTTTCTCCAATATTAATATACTTGAGGACATCAATATTAAGCTCTCTACATTTATTAGTTAATAGACGAATTTGAGCATCGCTAATAGGATCTTCTTCTCTATAACTACCATCCGTAGGAGATGTTTTCATAACTTCTCGCACTGCCTTAGCAACATCTCTATTTCTGGTAAGCTCTTCAGCAGCAACACAGTTAAGCATTAGTAGCTTTCTTAAGCATCTGCCTTCTGCTCTTGTTGCAGCAGTTTCATCTGGATATCCTAAGAATAAGTCGTCAGTATTAACTGCCGATACACCAGCCATATCGCCAATTGTAACCAACTGTCCGCTATCAGTTTCTATAGTTACTTCATATCGAACAACTGTTCTTGGAGTCGGGCTTTGCACGTTGATAACCTCTACGGGGCGACTAACAATAATCTCTCCCATTAAAAGTCGAGCAACTCTTCGCAGTCCATAACAGTTAGGATATTTTTTATCATTAATCTCAATTAGTTCGTTATCGGCGAATTTACTCATAACGAAATCATGCCACTCTGGAGATAGTGGGTCTGGGGTTTCTGGGTCTGTTACACCTTCAACAATATCTACAAGGCTCCGTTTGTCGAATACGCTATCGCTATCATCAATCATTTGATAACTCCACTTCTATAAGTCTATGTGTTTTGTCGGGAAATTTGGATTCAATCTTTTGTAACTCAGATTTGATTAGCTGTAATAACTTATTGTTATTAAATGCAGAAACATGTTTGACTAGATACTTAACTCTGATAACGCAAAAACCTCTTGTTATCAATGCCCCACTTTTTATAGCATCATATTTGATTGCCCTTTGTAAACTCTTTTCACCAAAAACTGGAATAAAGTGTTGTGGCCCATCAATTTCAATAGCAGTTAACAGATCTGGCAAGTACAAATCTATTTCATACTTTTCGCCGGGAATCAATCCGACCTTATGCATTATAACATTGTAACCAGCTTTTGTCAAGTGTTCATAGAGATATTTTTCAGCTTTTGATCCCTCGGTACTCGCCTTCCTGAGAGCCTCTCCTGCGAGCTGTTGTTTGTGACTTTTTTCTTCTGGGGTTTGCGAGTTCCACCTTTCTTGGGCGTTTTTCTTAAATTCTTCCACAGCATCTTCAGACATTAAAGCCCACTGCTTCGCCCTGCCAGCCCCAATTTTAGCTTTCTCCTCGTCTGTTCTAGTTTTGCCAAGCGTAGGAGGCTTTAACCTACCGCTTTCCACTGCCGCTTTTGCTGCATCTTCTTTGTTTCTTAATTCTTTGCCAGCTTTTTTTAAAGATCTAGCAATCTTATTAGGATAAGTACTAAATATCTTGGCGATATCTCTTATACTTTTCCCTTCGTCATACATTTTAATGATTTCATTTATTTCAAGCATTCTATCAATCCTTTAATAGACTTAGCTACTTTAACTTCTTGGCCACAGTAATTTTCAATAATTTTTTTATGACTTTCGCTTCTTGCAAAGATAGTAAAATTTTTAAGTAATTCTATAGCTGCTTGATAATTAATTGAGGCGTATAACCATTCAATATTATATAAGTATAAATAATTTTTAGTCTTGCAATTTGTTTGACTAATAATAGACGCACTTTGTAGGTCAAATGCCACTGCCACACCTTTAAAGTTTGACAATCCATAAACGCCCATAGTTAAGCATTCTGGAATTAGAATTGACGGCATGTGATTTTGAAAAAATATGCATTGTGATATTTCTGGCCTTGAGTTGATTTCTTTTAACAAATCATAGTTCAATTCCGAATTTCCCAAATTGTTTACAACAAATCCTAAATTCATAATATTTCCTTTAGCTTTTCAAGAATAACTTTAGCTTCACGATCATATCCAAGATTTTTTACTACTGATGAGAGTGTATGGAAATTCGTGGAACCGCTTAAAATGCTCTCCTTCGCCTCTTTGATGTTAATGGTGTAATCTGTCTCGATTTCATTCCGAGCGTCACAGAGGCTTGTTATGGGCCAGCAATCGCATAGATAACAGTTTATACGGTTTTTCATATCTACAATCGCGTAGGCTGAAGAGTTTAAAGCAGATGCTTTTAGCTGATCTGGTAAAACCCCGCAATAGTTATTGTGATTAATAATTCTTTTATCAGAAAAGATTTTATATCGCAAAGATGGTTTAAAATAAAAGGACTCGATATTTTCGATAAAGTCCTCTTCAATACAAACTAGATCACTTTTTAAAAAATCTAATTTTGATTTTTTATAATATTTAATCACATCTGCATGAGCTGCATCATCAATAAGTAAAAATGAATTCCCAATTCTTTTGTTTAAATTAGAAATAGCTTCATTATCTGATTCCTGTGACCTAACAAAACACGTTTTTAGAGCTGGCCTTTCTTCAATGTTTCTAATGATCGATTCGCTTATATTCCCTAGACTCCCGATATATATATCTGGATTTACAATATCGAATGAATCGTAAACAGGCATTAATTTTGGATCTAACAAACTAGCTGAAAACCCAGAAAAAACTCCGGGCGTTGCGTAACTAACAATATTGCTATCTACTAGAATTTTCATTATTTATATCCTTTAAGCTATCTATCTCTTTTATAAAATTATTTTCAATATCTATACATTCAAATTCAGATCCAAATTCAATCATCTTATTAATAATTTCAAAAGTTAGCAAATGTCTAGTATCGAAATCACTTCTGACCAACAACCTTCGTAATAAATTTGTGTCATTTGTATTTAAATATGCTATTTGACACCATTTCATTGGCAAGTTATAAGAAAGCATTGTAGCTTTACCATCAACAATAGTTATCCCAACTTCTTTTTCTTCAATTCTGTTAGCTTTATCAAATAGTAATGCAGATTTATCCATGTCAATCTTATCAAATATTTTACTCGAAAAAACTAAATCCCCGTGAAGGAATAATATATTATCTTGCATTGTATTGTTTACGGCTAATCTTAAGCTCTCACCACTATTGCTATCTTCGTGGACTTGATTTTCAACAAATCTGGCGGTTTTTCCTATTTTCTTTACAATTTTATGACCTTCTACCCCGCCTACCACTGTTATTTCTGATTTTGTAAATCTGTTTTGGACAATTTCCATTTGCAAATCTAAAATGATTTTTCCGTCATATTTTAACAAGCATCTTGGTTCATAAGATCTTGTTCTAGCTCCAGCGCCAGCGGCAAGTATGATAACTTGGACTGGCAACTGGGCCTTATTTTTAATTTTACGAGTAAATCTATTCATATTACATAAAGTTCTTCTGGAATATGGCAAATAATTGAAACGCTAAATAGATCCATTACAAAATCAAAGCTATTGATCTTAAATAAATTTTCTAATAATAGAGTTTTTCTCACTGCAAATTCTTTGATATTGATTTGTGAAGACAGCATTGGTTGAATGTATTGCAAGTGTACCGGGTGGCCATCTGAGATGTAATCAGAGTATACCAATCCAATTGAACTATCATTAAATTTCTCTATCACTCTTTCAATATAATTTTTACTATAAATAGATCCTGAAGTTGCAGTAAATACAATCTCGGTATCTTCGGGTAAAATTGATTTTGCATAGTTCATTATATCAACATTGCTGGCCGTATTTTTTTCAACAACAATAAAATTATTTTTAGTAGAAATTGTATAGCCCTGATCTTCTCGCGACACAGTTGTTTGTCCACAACAATTGCCACTTAATGATTTAGAAATACTTTGGTTTGCATCGCTTGTGTTTGAATTAACCAATATAATATAATTATCTGGCTTTACAGAATTTTCTTCTAGGCTAACAATTGTTTTTGCAAGGTATGGTTTTTCTGCCAATATTAAAAATGCTATTTTCATAAATCACCCCATTTAACTATCATGTTTGGATCTTTTTCATACACCTTGTGGGCAAATGATTTTGTATAATAAGCTTTTTCTTCTTCATTTAATTCGGGTTTGTTGCCGTTCAAGTACTTATATATAAAATTAAAGTAACAAATACCATTAATTTCTATATCATCTGGGTTATCGCTATTTTTTAATATGGCAGCTTTTCTTCCATCTTTAAGAATAAACCACTCTAATTTATCTTTAGCTTCTGCGTCAAAATCTTGTCCTACTATATTTACTAGAGTCCAACCATTTTTATACACTTTTATAAATTGGTCAAGTTTGTAAATATCGTCTAATTGTCCATAGTTTGCAATAATGTCGTATTTACAGTTGGCAGATTCAAGAATTTTTATTACCTGATAGTTTTTAGTTGGATCATTTGTACTAACTCCAATCCATAATGGATTACTGTCTTTTATTGCTAGTATATTAGATTCCAAAACTGGCAAGTCTTTAAAATCCTTTAATATGAATAGATATCCCAATTTGATATCTACATCTTCTGGAGTTTTATTTTTAACTAAACAAGTTCTATCTAAAATATAGAATTTGTCAAACTTTTGAGCGTTTAACATGCCTAATAAATTAAAAGCGCAGCCAGATTGTTCGGTTTCTACGATTGCGTGAACGCAACCCTCGCATGTTAAAGGTGATTCAGTTTTATCCATTGCGTTTGAACTCCGCATCAAATTCGATATTTTGAATGTTCATAGATTGTAAACTTAATTTTGGATATTGCTGGGTAATTTCTTTTAATAAATCTACACTAAGGAATGATCTAATTTCCGAAGGGGCAAATATCGCTTGATTTAGACTTGCTAAATTTTTAGATTTGCCATAAACGTAAACGAGAAGATCAAAATCGATATCTACGATTTTTAATATTCCCCCAATCCTTAGTTTTTTATATGCTAATGCAATTGTTTGTGCAACTTGATCGATGGGTAATTTTCTTAAAACCCCATCCAGAACAATTGCCGTGCATTCGGAATCTTCTGCAATATAATTCATAATCTGAGGTTCGCTAATATTTTTATACGAACCGTTGTCAACAGCTCTACTACCAATATAAATTTTCATATCAATCCTTTCAAAATATCACTATTTCTGTAATCGTAGTATTTCATTTCCTCGACCTTTGCTTTTTTATTAGCAAGGTAATATTCTCTATTGTTTATAAAAGAATCGTATATTCCTCTCATTTTTTTCTGTAAGTGAAGTATGCTTGGCTCTAGCCAAAAATCTTCGCACGTATAAAGTCCTTCAATTGTATCAAGAACTCCGTAGCACCCTTCATGCATCGAAGGTATGGCATTTGATTCCTTTGAGTATTCTTCGACGCCTGTTCCGGCAGTATAAATGACTGGCATTCCCATAGCGGAAGCTTCCATCGCTGGATAACACCAAGCGTCACCATAGCTTGGATTAACAAAACAATGACATTGTATCATAGTTGACCACAGTATTTGGTCTGGCATATATGAATTAACGATTACTTCCTTTTTATATTTGCCATTTTTACGAAGTCTTTGCTTTATTGCTTCGCAAAATTCTTCTACAACTTTTAGATCCTTTTCAACTTTGATATATAAACTTACTGGTTCTATGTATTCGAACTCAGCATGAAAAGCGCGAAGTAATCCTTCAAGATTTTTCTGTTTTGCAAATTCTCCAACGAACATAAAATTAAATGTATTATTTAATTCCATGATCTCTGCCGCTTTATTTAAATTAACTATTTTATCGTAATTAAATAAGTGCGGAAAAATATCAATTGGAACTTTTATTCCAGAGTTTATTAGCGATTGTTTTGAAGCTTTATTTGGAACAAAAATTTGATCCATCATAGACAATTTTTTAATCCAAAATGTATTTGATAAATTCAATGTATCAATTTCAAATACGCCTATATTCTTAGCGCTTGGATAATATTTGTATTCGCTAGGAAGAACGTGTTGCATTATTATATCAAACTGATCAGATTTTTTATCTAATAGTTGACTGATTCTATCTTCTAATACAATGGAGACATTGTTATACTTAAGCTCTTCGCAATAAACATCGTATCCGGCATGGTCTAAAGCTAAAGCTTTGTATGTCGCAGCTTTAGCCCAGCCAGTACCATCGTTAAAATTTGCAATGTATTTTATTTTCATTTATTAGTACCTATTTTTTGAATTCTCATTTGTTCCCATTGATTAAAAGCGTTTCTCATATATAAGCAGATATTAAAAGCTTTCTCAATATTAAATTCTTCGAATCTCTTTTCCACGTCTGGATGAGAGTAGTCATTATAATAATATCCGGGAATATTTAATGACATTGAAGCACGATATGTCATGTCTTTTATCATTCTTCTCCACATTGACTTGTTAATTAGATCTGGCATTCCTAAAACATTCGTAAACAACCAATTCACTTGGTCAGTTACTGGGATTTGGTTTATGTCTTGAGGTAATGACTGATGGGGATTAAAGAATCTAGGTGGTGATTTCCAAGTTCTTGAATGGTCTAAAGTTGGCGTTTCTAAAAAATACTTTAACCATTTATTTGCTGTATAGTCCCAATTGTAAATTTTTCTGGCGTTGGCATGGCATCGATTTGCTACGTCATCTCTAAAGGATTTATCATTTGCAAGTTTGCCTAATATCTTAGCCAATTCATTGTTATCAGGAACCGCTCTAAAGCAACCTGTTTCAAGTTCTTTATAATAACTAATAGGATCGACTGGAATACCTTCTATGCTTGCCACTAATGATTCCATCGCTGAATAGTTAATGGACACAACTGGTAATCCCGCATATGCAGCTTCTAGCTGAGGCATACCCCAACCTTCCGAATTTGCCCATTGGATATACACATCAAATATATTGTATATTTTATTCAAATCAGTATCGGCCATCTTATTAGATACGCCAACAATTGTAGATGAAAATATTTTACAATCATTGCAAAATTTAACAGCCTCATTAAAGAATGAAACAGTAATCTTACCGCAGTTCTTACACTTATAAGTAATTAATACTTTATTGCTAAGATTTGACTCTTTAATAAGATCTGGTATGTCCCAGCCAACATCTGGAAATCCTGTGTGGCAATACAAATAACAATTAGTTAATGATGGGTTATCATCTAGAAATTTTCTAAACGCTTTAAATAAATCTGGATATAGTTTACGTCTTTGATTACGCATAACTGTTCCAAATATAATTGCGTTTTTATCTAGTCCAAACTCTTCTCTAAGCGATTTCTTATCTTCTATTTTAAAGAAGGTTTCGCTAGCACAAGGAGATGCGATGTCTACAAATTTAATGTTATTGGTTTGAGCTAGCATTGTATCTCTACCAAACTCAGAATATGCAAAAACACCATCAGCAGATGAGTAAGTGTCGATCCATTGACTGTTTTGTGGTTCCGCATCAACTGTTGGCATGATCGCCCAATTAAAAAATTCTCTAAAAGGAGACCTTTCTTCAAATTCTAGCATCCACCAATCACGAATATCCATAACGAAATCTGGCTCAAAGTCTAATAAAACGCTATTAAAAGCAAAGTCACCAAATTTATTCGACATTGACGAGTTATAATTATTCATCGCCTCTTGATTGGTTGCATCTGGAATATTTGGATATACTTTCCAAGGTATATTCTTTAGTTCTTCTGGTTCAGGACCAGTAAAACATGCCAATTCAGCAACTTCAATCTCTGGATTTTTATACAATCTACTAAGAACTTCTTTTGTATAAACCGAATAGCCAGTGGGGTGAAAGCTGGCTTCAGTCACAAATAAAACTTTTTTCTTCATGTTATCAATTTTCCAATCGTTCGGTAGTTTTACATCCTATGGACTTAAATGTTTTAACTCTAAAAACAATTTTTTGTCTTTTTTGATCCCCAGAATTCCACTTATGCTGGCGAGCCTCTGCTTCAATCGCTAAAAGTTCGCCCTTTTTAAAGTGTTTTGCAATTGTAGTAGCACCAGTATCCCAAGCTTCAAAATCTAAATAATCCACTCTGCGATGTTTTTCGCCTTCTTTGTCTTTTCTGTAATCCTCTACAGCTAAGGAAAAGTTGACAACATACGTATTATTAGTTTCTTTAAGTTCAGGATCAGCAACTAATTTACCAACAAAGCAACAAATATTCATCTAGTTCTCCCAATTATATCTGAGTCACAATTTTAACAATAAAAGAAAGATCATTTTCCTTTTGTTTGATCTCTCCATATAATAGTACCGTATTGCCTTCAAAAAGCAACTTCTTGTATCGAGAAAATTCTTCAGAAAAAACCGTAATAGAATCAAGTTCACCTGAGCTATCTTCGGCAATTACAAATGCCATAAATTCGCCCTCATGCTGACCTCTTTTAAGTTTATATTCTCTAACTTGATTTATCTTCACTGCTAATTTGGCATCTTGCATTTTTTTAACTTCACCATTAGCAATTTCTTTGCATGTGACATTTACATCATCCAAAGCAAGGTTGTCTGACTGTGAACAAGTCAAAGAACATCCCATAAGCTTCTGTTCAATATCTGCAATCCACACATAATCATCCTCAAGTGAATAAGGTGGATCTTGCAAAGCTTGATAGATATCTAACACAGAAGTAATCCTGCGAGAATTAATCTTATCGTTGTTGTTAATCATGAGATTAACTAAATCAATAAATGGAGAATTAGACATTCTGGAGCTTTTCCAATGAGATATGATCCACCCTTGCTCTTTGATAGTCAGCTTATTCCAAATATCAAATTCAAAGACCATTCTATTCCTGTTTAGCTTATTGTTCTTTCCCGTTAAGCCACCAACACTAATAATAGAAATAAATGCATTCTTCTTGATCTCATTACCAATAAGAAATAAGCACTCCAACCAGTTAAACTCTTTAATTGATTTACCAGTGATATCCTCAGCTTCTTGCACAACTCTAGCTAGTGTTTCTTGCTCACCCTCTCCAACATTCTTGACATCGCTATATCCAAAGTATATGACGTTCTTAGCTCTATCCATTGTAAAGCGACGATAGAAGAAGTCAAGTCTAGGAGGAAGAACTTCAATTCCTTGAAGTTTAGCGTCCATAATCAACTCCTTAATCTCTCGCTGCTTATCTGGTTTACTAGATGCATTATTTAGATATACAGTATAGAACTTAATTGGATCGTGTGTTTTACAATAAGCTGAAGCAAATGAATTGATAGCATATGCAACAGCGTGAGATTTATTAAATGAATAGCGAGCAGATGCCGCAATCCATTCAAAAATCTTAGCTGCTGACACGTCATCTACTAATCCTTTAGTCTTAGACCCATTGATAAACTTCTCTTCAACTTCTTTCATAAGTGCCGCATCTTTTTTACCCATAGCTTTTCTTAGTGAGTCAGCTTCTTCGGGTGTAAATCCAGCAATTTCTGTGGCAATACGCATAGCTTGCTCTTGATAAACGATAATTCCATAAGTTTTACCCAGCACTGTTTCCAATGCTGGGTGTAAATATTTGGTTTCGTCAATCTTAGCTTTGCGATCTGTGTAGTGCTTGGTCATAGATTTGCCGTCTAATTCGGCCTCTAACGTACCGGGGCGAATAATGGATACCAAGTCAGCTAACTCGTCAATAGAGCGAGGCTGCGCCCTTTTTGCCCAACTGGAACCCAATCTGGACTCCAATTGAAAAACTCCCTTGGTTCTTCCGCTGCAAATCAGATCCCAAGTCGCTTCGTCGTCAAAATTTTTGATATCTTCAATATGAACCATTAGTTCCTCTTATATAGTAATATCCATAGGAGTATCTGCAAATGACTTCTCAAAATTAGTCTTAGAATTTAACTTACGCTGATACTTCATAAATCTGACAAAGATATTTGCAGTGTCAACAACATCATAAATGGCATTGTGGGCATTTGCTTTACTCTCTTCGGGAAACCCAAAGAACTCTCTAAGATATCCCATGTTTAATTTCTTAACTGAGTCGTTATCTTCAAACCATCCAAACAATACATCCATCATGTCTACTTTATAAATTTGATGGACTAACTTTTGCTTTCCGGTTTTTTCTTCAGATGGTCCATACATTTGACAATACCTATTTAAGATTGGCATATCGTAGTTATTGATATTAAATCCTACAGGAATTGGGGCAAAGTATGGAGACCCCTTCATATTAAACTTAGTTACAAAGTTAGAGAACTGCTGCCAAGCAACTTTAGGCCCAACAGCTTTTTCCAATTGTTCGCGGGTTTTACGTGTTACATCAAGAGCTTCTTGTTCAACAGGATCAAATCCCGCTTTAATAGCTTTTTCATCATCAAACTCAGGTCGCACTTCAATGTCAAACACTCCACCCGGCTGAAGTGTTAACTTCTTACCATGCAATACGATTGCTGATATTTGAGTTAGCTGACACTTATTAGGGTTTTTACCTGTAGTCTCAAAATCGAACACTAAAAAATCACGATTGCTGTTTAGTGACATAGGTTTTTCTCAATTCTAAAAATTTATCAATAGCTTCATTTAGGTCGTAAAATATTTGTGAATACTTATTATTATGGACTTGGTATATTCCATTCTTCTTCTCTCTGTACCAAGGAACATGATTTCTTAGATCGGATAAGCTCAAATCTTTAAAGTCAATGTCATTACCATCCCTGATAACAGTTGCGTAGTCTAGAAATTTTTCCTTCATGTTAATCCTTCTCTGTAATCTGCATAATTTTATCTAGTAAGTTAATCCCAAGCACATCAAATTTAGTCAAACCAACCTTATCCAAGTCATGCATTTCAAATGCGACTAATCTATGACCATTCTTATCTGTGATAAGAGGTGCGTCATTGATTAGATCTTCATTAGAAATAATCACTCCTGCCGGATGTTTTCCTTGAGATTTATAAGTTCCTTCTATTCTTATAGCAAGAGAGAAAAGATCTGACAACTCACCAGACAAATTGCCCTCCTTATCAATTCTACACCACTTTTCAAGTTTCTTTGGATCATTTTCAAGAGTCCATCGAATAACTGATTTGATATCCATTTCTTCCAATTCATCTGAGATGCTAGCTTCTTGTGGTAAACTCTCAGTGATCTCATTTAACTCACTAAAAGATAAGTCCCCATAAACTCTAGCAACATCCTTGACTGCTGATCGACCTTGCAGACGCCCGAATGTAATCATCTGGTAAACTCTTTCATTGCCATACTTATTCTTGATATAGTCAATAATTTCATCGCGGTGAACAGATGGAACATCCATATCAATATCGGGTAAAGAGATATTATCTTTAGTAAATCGGCCAGCGTTTAAAAATCTAGAGAATAGTAAATCGTATTTCAAGGGATCAATATCAATAATCCCAAGTAAATATGACACTAAACATCCACCAGCACTTCCACGTCCCGGTCCCGGTAGCCACTCATTCTTTCTTACGAAGTTAATAATGTCTTGCACAATTAAAAAGTATCCAGACAGTTCAAATCCATGAATAACAGACAACTCGTACTTAATACGATCAGTATATTCCTTCTTCTTATCATCTTTTAAATGCATAAGTTTTGCTCGCCAACCATTTCTACATAACTGTGTTAGATAATCATTCTCAGACATATCTGCACAATCTACGCGAGGTAGTTTAGGCTTAGAAAGAATGCTATACTGTTGTAATTCAGAGTATAGTTGTTTAGTTCCAAAGTATTGCTTTTCGCTAGGTATAATCCTATGAACTGGATGAAAGAAGTAATGATCAGACTCGAAGAACTTTTTATATTCTCCCATATCCACATCTTTAGCTCTCTTGAGTGTAGTTTTAAAGTTAAGACATAATACCATCCTATGAAGAATTGCGTCATTTTGTTCAGCATAATAAACCGGCATAATTGCTAGTTGATCTTCTGTATAAAATTGCAAGTCTTCTTTGTCGTATTCTATCTTTTCTTTAGATGCTAACTTAATTAAAGCTCTATATCCTTTTAGAGATTTAGCAATATAATACCCATTATCGGCTTGCATTCCAAGAATGGGTACGATCCCAGCTTTATTCATGGCATTGAAGAAATCAACAACACCACTAATAGTTTCAATATCTGCAATTAAGCAATGTGTATAGCCTAATTCTTTACATTTTTTAGCGGCTTCATCGGGCTTGATGAAACCTTTCAATAATGAATAGTGTGTTGTTATTACTGGCAATATCATTCAACCGCTCCCGGATCTTTATATTTCCCAATTGTGAATCCCGGTTTAGAACAATTCTTGACCGTTTCTGTCATTCCAATAGTTTTTAGCTGGTCTTCAATATGATGACACATTGTACTATCTGTTCCGGGCCAATTAGTTTTATAATAATGACAAAGTTTTTGACATTTAAAACTGGCTCTTTCTCTAGAAATTGGTTGTGGCGTTTGATTTGATACAATTTCTTTAAATGTACTTTTTAAATACTTTATAAAGTCGGCATCATCATCTTTATCAAACGCTAGCGAAAATGGGCCACCATCTCTACAAAAGAAAATAGTCATAATGGAATGTCTATGCTTAGGATACATTTTGCCAATAGCATAGTGGTACAGCAATAGTTGGGTGTCCTTCATAAGTTTATCATAATCTTTCTTTTCTCCGGTAGCCCAATCAAGCCTTTGCCCAGTCTTCCAATCGATTACTTCTATTGTACCATCTTCCATCTCAGTTACAAGATCAATTGTTCCTTTGATCGCAAGATTTCCAGAAATTTTTTCCCCATTTGGCCCATCAAACTCAAACTTTGCCCAATCTTCTAAGATAGGAATGTCAAAGTGGGGTTCCGTATCAATAACTTTACGGTTTCGTGGATCAAACTGACCATTGTTATATCCTAAAGTATCCCAAACCATTTTATAACAGAATTCATAATCTTTTTGATTAAATTCATTATGTGGTGAATTTTTTTTGTAGAAATCAAAACTTCTACCAAGTATATAATTTACAAAATCATCTGTGTGTAATTGATCATTGGTGAAAGAAAAATCACCCAAGGGATCTTGAGTGACTTTCATTGTACTTCTTTTATTGAACTGCGTCCGTTTTTTACAGATTGCTAATGTTTCAAGTACTGCGTGAGTAATTGTTCCCAAATCAGCCTTTTTCCCGGAAGGAGAATAGTGGCCTAAAACATAAGTCATAAAATATTGCAACTGACAATATTTCCAGTTGTTCAATGAGGAACTTCGAAAATATGTAGTTATCATCGGATTTTTGTGAATCTTTCTTTTTTAACTGCCGGTTCAAGATCTTGCGGAGTTCCAATTACAATTTCTTTTGGTATCCAGTTCCATTCGTATAAAATCTCAAATAATTGTTTGCAAGACTCATGAATGGTAAGATTTGCATTGTCAATCACAGCATCGTATTCATTAAATGAGTCTAAATCGACTTCACTTGCGTGACTATCGTGCGTTTCGCCGCGAGTTAGCCTAATGACTTTTCCTCCAGCAGCTTGAATTGCCTTGACTTCGTTTTCAAATCTTGCATCTGAAATTACCGCAAGTGCCGATTCTTCATTTTTGATATCTGAAATTGTTCTATTTGTCCAGACATCGGAATATATTTTTCGACAAACATCTGTTCCAAAATATTGAAGTAACTCTCTTCCACTCATATAGCCTGTTTTACCCTTGACTTTTGTAGGCATATCTTCCCATTTATATTGTGTTGGAGCATTCTTTTCTTCTTCAGTACCATATACAGACTCTTTTGGAACATTAAATAGCCCAACAAGAATATCTTTTAATGGTGTTGCAAAAGCGTAGTGCTTAACAAAAGGCCAAACATTGTCTATTGCCCACATTGCAAATGGTACGTCTGTACGAGTAACATCAATAATCCCTTTTCCTCTTTTTTCTTCTCCTGTTTCATCTCGCACCAAAGTGTCAATAATTAAGTCGCCTTCATCTATAATTTCAAAACCATCAATAATACCAAATGATTTCAAAAAGTATCCATGTAGAAAATTACACATGGTGTTTTTACCGGCTTGCTTTTTACCAGAGAATGCTAAAATCTTACTCATTAAAATAATCCTTTGATTTGTGGTTTAAGTTCGTTATTTATATCTTCAATAGACATTTCTCCAATGTCTTTTTTAGATATCTTAGGTGTAAAGTAATTAAATCTTCTGTCGCCCTTTTTTATAATACCCTCTGCTGCCTTTTGTCCCGCCTCGTCATTGTCAGTTAATATAACAATATTCATTACTCCAAGCTCTTCAAGATTGATTAATTGGTCTTCGCTAAGGTCAGATCCAAATATACCTGCACAATTTTTAATGCCCGATTCGTATAATCTCCAAACATCACCTTGACCTTCAACCAATACAATCGTTGACGACTTTTGAATATAAGGTTTAGTAACCCATAATCCATACAAAAAGAAAGATTTTTTAAAACCTTTGCTATTGAGCCATTTTGGTTTGGTCTGTTCGTCTGTTGCTCTCCCAACACATCCAATATATTGAGAGGTTTCATTATAGACAGGAACTACTGCTCGATTGAACATTTGCCTATTAGAATTATAACACTCTCCAACATCAAAAGCTATTAAAGTTTCTGGTAAAAATCCTCTATTTATATAGTATTTTGAAGGAATGTCAAGAGTTGATACTACTTGCTCTCTAGATATGTTTAATTCTATCTTTTCAGATTTACGAGTTAATATTTCATTAATCTTATTAATCTCATATATACTTTCGCTAATCTTTTCTTCTGGTATATCTATGATTTTTTTATTTAAAAATGATAGTGAAAAATTAATAGCTTGGTAGAAATTAACTTCTTTACCTTCTCTTTGTGAAAGAACTCCTCTCACAAAGCCTATCATATTTTTACCATAATCTTTTTCACATGAATGCGTCCAGCAAACCCAATTTCCTTTAGTTTTAGAGCCATCAGTAAATATACACGACCCCTCACAGTTATCTCCTCCATGCACTGGGCATGGGAATGCTAGTCTATTGGGAAATTCTATGTATTCAATTTTTAAAGCGTTAAGTAGAGATGGTGCTTTTTCTGATAATTCGTTACATATCGAATAAATCTTCTCCCGACTCACTTTCTCGAATTTCGAAGGAGTTGTCTTGACTTGCATTTGCCGCTCCATTCTTAATTTCATCTCTAGTATACCATTCAGTAAGTTTAGCAATTGCACCATTCATTTTAACATTGATATAGTTACCATATTCAAGTCCAGATCCATGCCTAGCTTTAATAATAACAAGTTTACGATTTCCATTCTCATCACCATCATCTGCCACTTCTTCATCACTTTTCATTTGAAACTTAGCAACAGTGGATGCAAGCCACTGAAGTCTATCAGATTGTGCGATTTCCTCTTCTCGATTAAGCTGCACAAAAGATAAACATGGTAAGTCGTATTTAATACAGAAATCATTCATCTTTGTAATCTGAAAGCCTAAAGCCTGATATTCTTGCATAGCAGCTGTTAGCCCAGCTGAACTCATCAACTTGAAATAATCGTATATGATTAAGCAGTCTTTAGTTCTACCGTTCTCATCAAATCCAACATATTGATGGACCCATCTTTTAATAATGTTAAGGATATTATCAAATGGTTGGCCAGCAATTGATATATAGTGATACGGTATCTTTTCAATCAGCTTAGCTGCGGCAATCACCTTTTCTTTAGAGTTAAAACTCTTAGCAAAAACCCCTTTTGCAATGTCATTGATCTTAATTCCGCTAATGTTTGCTAGCATACGGTTTCTTTGGTCTCCAAGATCCATTTCTGTATCTAAATACAGCACTGGAATATTATAAACCTCTGAAACATATTTTGCAACATTAGTAGAGATAACACTTTTACCAACCCCAGTTCTAGCACCTATTAGAGTGACCGACTTTCTTCTAAGACCACCTCCGATAGCTTCGTCAAATCTAGGAAAACCCGTAGGAATGCCAAGATAATCAGAGGGATTATTAATAAGATACTCAACATACTCATCAATGTCTTCGCCAAGAAGAACAGTCTTATTATTTTGCTCTTTATATGCAAGTGAAGTGATCTCCATGATTGGGGTTTCAACCATGCCAATAATATCTTCTACACTTTCATCGCCTGTAACTTTAGCCATAGACTTGTCACAGATAGATAATGTTTTCTTAATATCTCTAGCTAATTTAAGCTTAGTTAATTTAGCTGCAAATTTAGGAATGTTATCTTTGTTTATGGGGAAATTAAAAAGCGACCGGATGAAACTCATCTCGGTCGATTTATTAATTAATTCATATACACCCAACTTTTGAGCTGTTGAAAATATAGAGAGATATTCAATATTCTGATTATTGTTGATAACATCCTGCAAGCATGTAAATATAACCTGATTTAATTCGTGGCTAAAGTACTCTGCTTGCAAGAAATCGAGTTCAACATAAACCTCTAGCCCGAACTGGCAGATGCCAGCGAGGACGGCACGTTCAACTGGAAGGTTCTGCAATTCGGACTGGCTCATATTAATTTACTCCATAAAACTTCTTCACAAGTCGAGGCAATTTCTTATACGCAGAAATTATTTTATCTGCCTGATCTTGTGTCAGTTGGCGATTTTCTAAGGCTAGATTCTTTTCGGAGATAAGTTGATTATTTGCTTCAAGTAATCTCTTGTTTGAGTCTAATATACTGTCAATATAAGATTGCGAGTCTGCAAGTTGCAATTCATACTCAAGAATTTGTTTATCTAACTCGTCGATTCGCACCTTTAGCTCTTCTTCTGTTGAAGTTCCAAATTGGCGATTGGCAAGTTCATATACATGAATTGTTTCAATCTGGTCAACAGCATTTTTAATAATCTCTAGTTGATTATAAACATTTAATGGATTCTTTTCTTCACTCATTGTATTCTCCTTAAGGGTAAATTCTATAGATTGGATATGGGTAGTACACAGGTTGATATGTTTGAACCTGTACTGGCATATAAATTACTCTAGGTACGATTATGTACTGTGGTTGTTGTACTACATACTGATATTGGACTACGATTGGTTGAGGTTGCTGAACCACAACTGGAATTTGTGGATTAACCACAAACAATTGACCTAACGACATTGCTGCTAGTGCTACTAGTGTATTCATTTGTCACCCATTTCTCCTATGATTGTACTGCTAATTATTCTATATGATACTATACAGTAAAACGCTATGAATAGTATAAAACCTATTTTGAAATATGTCAAGACCCCGAACTCCCAAATCCATTTTCTCCGCGAGAAGTTTCATTCAAATTATCAACTGACACAGGGGTGAAATCTGGAGCTTGCTGAATAATAATCTGAGCAATTTTATCTCCGGGTGAGTAGACTTGATAATCCTCATCATGATTTACTAACAAGACTTTTACCTCTCCACGATATGGGGAATCAATAACTCCAGCCATTGTGTCTAATCCCTTTTTTACTGCATGTCCAGATCTCGGCCAGATCAATCCTACGAAACCCCTTGGTATTGCCATAGAAATGCCCGTGGAGAAGAGTTTGCGTTGTCCCGGTGCTAATGTGACCACTTCTTTTTCATCGCAATACAGGTCAAGTCCTGCGTCAAATAGATTTGCCTTATCTGGTAGTTTTGCTGTATTTGTAAGTAATTTGACTGGCAGCTCATGACTAATAAATGTACTCATCTGGCCTTTCCTTTCATTATGCAATCGTCGCAACGATATGCTTCTGTATACAATAGATCTTTCAATACTTTTTTTTGCTTTCCGCATACTGTACAAGTCATTTCAACCTTATTGACTTTACGTATGATTTTTGGTTTTGCTGGTGGAGTTTTACCTTTTAGATCAGCAGCTTCTACTCCATCGTCGAGAAATTTATTACTTCTTTCCCCAACTGCTAATGCAATCTTTTTACCGTATTTAAGATCAATTGGGGCTTTATTTTCGACTCTAAATTGTTCTGTTATATCAGAATTTCTAATTGAAGAAGAAATCTGTTTCATTAGTTCGACTTTTGGCTTTGCCGATTGTTCTACAGCAGTTAATTCTAAATCAACTTCATAGCTTGGCAAAGCCTCAAGCATATCAAGTCCCATATTGATCAATTCAACATCGTTTAATAGTTTGCCTTTGGCAATTATTTTTTTTGCCTGTTCCTTAAGATCGCTCATAACTTTTATTTCTCCCCATATTTTCAAAAACCTTCATAGCAGTTTCCACTGATCCAATTGTTGCTTCCCCCGCTAATATTCTAGCCTCAGCTGTTGTTTTAAGCACTTGCAATTTTAATCCTAGTTTATGATTTCTAATAGCTGAATGATACTTCTCTTCCCATTTTGCATATTTGTCATGACTAACGCCTGTAACAATATACCATATACCTTGTTCTGCCCAAGCTTTAACAGCTTTTTCCCTTGCTATAATGCTTTTAAGATGCATAAGGTATTGGTTGAGCAAGAAGATCGAGGCTTGATAATCTGGAAATGTCATGGATTTTAATTCTTCGCGAGAGTAGTGTAGTATCTTTCCCACCTCATCTGCCTTGTCTCCAAAATCAGTGCCATAATCTATTTTACTCTCTTTAATCCAATTGTCAATGTTTTCATGAAACTTTTTTATCTTATCTTCTAATTCCTCCATATCTTGCCTCTCCACTCTTCAATAGATTCGTTATGAAACAGTTCTATTAACTCTAAATTATTTATTTCACACCACTGCTTCTTATCTCTATCTCTAGCTTGAGCCTTGTAAAAATCCATTTTACTCTTGAAAAAGAAGTTATTAAACTCTGTGTGCTGTTCACCATGAACTTCAACAATAAGTTTTCTCATAGGAATGAAAAAATCCGCCTTGAGGGTGGATTTTCTAGTTGATGTCTTTGTCCCCGGTAACACTAGCTCTTCTAAAATTCTATCATTAGGATATTTTTCCTTTAATAGTTCTTTAGCTTTATTATGTAGTCCAGATCTTTTTTCTGTGTCAACAATATTATTACTTGGAATCCATGAATATTCTTGCTGATCCAATCCTATGATTTTCAATATAACATTTCCTTAACTTTAAGTTCAAGCAAAGCATAAAATTCTGGATGTTCGCCAAGATAATTATATACTTTTTCCTGCCCCTGAAGTTTAACCTTTTCACTCTCGATAAAATCTAGATTATACCATGATCCAGCAACTGAAATTAAACCAAGGTCAATAGCAATCATAAGAATTTCTTGAACTTTATCAATGCCATGACCAAACCTAATCCAACTGTCACAGGTTTTATATGGCGATCCGATAGAAGAACACAACACATCCCATGTTACCTTAAGGCCGATGACATTCTTATTCTCTTTAGAAGACCCCGCTGCTTCCCAAGGTACTACTGTCTTGACTTCCATGCGAGTATCTGCTTGGAATTGGATCTTAACACCACCATCGGCCATTTTTGACTTGCCATAACCACTCGTATTAGTAATCATGTGCGTAATAAGAATAATTAAACACTTTTGATTAGGAACTGTTTGCCCCAACTTCTTAACAAAGTCAGAAAGAATCTTAGGTAGCCCCGGCCTTGTCATTCCACTAATATCCTCATCAAGATCTCGCAAAGGAATAAGTGATGAGATGGAATCAATTACTAGAACACAACCTTCATTTTCTTTCGCAGCTACTAGTTTTCTTGCAATGTCAAGAAATGTTTCTGCTGCCAGTGGCTCATCACCAGAACGAATGACCTGAACTTTAGATGGGTCGATTCCCGGAACTTCAAAGTTCATTTCTTTTAAACGACCCTCAACATCAAGATAGATGATCTTACGACCAAGGGCTTGACAGTTGGCGATAATCTGCATAGTTGTTGTAGTTTTTCCGACCTTTGGGGGGCCGGACAAGATCATCCAAGAACCCTCTTTAACACCACCACCGAGAGCCAAATCAATAGCAGGACTAATTGATATGGTTTTGTAATTTCTCTTTGTCTCAAGGACTTTATCTCCTGTAGTAACGTAGTCGCCATACTTTTTTATAAATTCTTTATCCATCACAGTATCAGCCATTTTCAATTTCCTTTAGTCTCTGCAATAGTGTCTTGTTTCCAAAAGATTGTCTAGGTGTATAAATAGACTCCTTGACTTCTATTATTTCAATTGTATCATGTTTTGGGGCGTTGTCAAGTTCAATTCTAATTCTTTGTAAGGAATTTTTGACATTTCTAGCTCCCAGAGAAATAGTCCTGATGCCTTCCTTAGAATTAACAAATTTCATCATAGCATCTTCGCCAAACTCTTTGATTAGTTTATTTGCTAATCCAATTTGACGAATGTATATACTTTTCCATTTACCTTTATTCCAAAACTTATAAGGTAATGTCCCAGCTTTTTCATGCTTTGCCTGTCTTTGGCAAATAATCTCAGCAACGTATTGAGCAGGAGTGCAAAAATCCCCGGTAGACGGGGATTTATATTTGCTTAGATCTGTTCGTCTTTTTGACATGAACAATTTTCTCCACAAAGATTTATTCTACGATAAATCAAGTTTTCATTTTCTGGCGTAATCTCTCTGATTTCTTCAGATGTTCCAAACGCGCACTCAGGCCAATAAAATCTACGGACATGAATTAATCCGTCATCTTCTATTTTTCCAAATGTTATAAAAGAATAAATGGTTTCGCCTAAATCACTTACATCTTTTGCAGTTCCGCGAACGATTAGAAGACCGTCTAGTCCAAGATCATTTCTAAACACTTGAACTTCTGGTTGTCCCGGAACAATAACTTTCACTTCAACAATATCTTTTGTGTTATTATTGCAGTATTGCCTAGCCCTTGTCCAAGGGTCTTTTTTATCTGGAACGTCGAAATCTGACCAAATTTCAGTTCCATCATTTAAAATAAGTTTCCATAGGACTTGTTGTTGCATTAACAGTCCTGTAATGTGAGCGTTATATCCTGTACAAATCATTAGTCTTCCTTGATTTTATGAATGCAAGAGGTGACTCTAGATGGTAATACAATGCCATTCGCTCGCCTTTGTTGCGCCGATTCATCAGCCCTCATAGATGCTTGCTCTGTCATTGCTACAAATCCACGATCTTTTTTACGAGCGAACATAGTGTGCGTATTTGGCAAAGGTGGTGGATCAACTGGGCCATCGGTTTTAACTTCTTCTGGTTTTATCTTATTGATATCTGTAGGCTTAGCATTAAGGTCTACTTTTTTCTTTGCCATTATTAATATCCTTTCCTAATAAATTCTCTTTTAGCTTCAAGTAAAAATGTTTCGCGTCTAGTCTTTAGATAATCGTTATATTTATTAAAAATATATTCATCTACTTTTTTATATCTTGTATCTTGTGCATTTGCTTTTAAAGCATCTACCCCATATGGATCAAAAAGCTGGCCTCTACGATGCTTTATATAATAATAAAGACTTGTTTTTTCATCATTGTTTTCTTTGGCAAACTGAACTACTTTGGCAACACCGTCTCGTTCTTCACAGTCTTTGCCCGTTTTATCCTTAAAATATATAGAATCCTTTTCTTGAGATATTCCAATTTCGTTTAATTCTTCGGGACTTGAATTTTTAGCAACCATTATTTACCTAAGCTTTCTAATTTTTCTTTTACCTTTTTTGCACAATCCCATTTGTCAAATCCAGTTACATGGAACTCTCCAGCTTGAGTCATGCTATGATCTTTAAATAGATCTGAACAATCAACTACCTCTGGGTCTAGGCTTCCATCTGGCAGCATTCTATGTATAAAAATATTAAATCTTACGATTCCAATATGTGGACCAATATTTCGTTTTGTTCGTTCAATCATAATTTACCCGTTTCGATGTATTTTATTTTCTTATCAGGTGATAGACTAGCGATTTTTCGGTATTCGCTCATTTTTGCCTGATCTTGCATTTTCTTCAAAGATCCGTCCTCTTCCATTCGACGCTGAAGCTGTTCTTTGCCCATTGCCTTGGCGTTCGCCTCTGCTAATTGGCCAATGGTTTTGACTTCCTTATTCATTATATCAGGTGCGCCGTCTAAGACAACCGAAAGATTTTCGGTTTTACAAGAAGGACAAACCTTCCATAAGGATTCCTTTATACTGTGAAAGGTTTCAAAATCAGTTGGGCAATTTGAGCATTTGTAGTGATAAATTGGCATATTATTCCTCTAATAAATATTCGTTTGGGTCGTATTCTCTATATTCTTCACCACTCCATATTAAGAATGTTCTATAGCTTTCTCTATATGCAGTTCTTTCCTCTTCTGATAATTTAGATTCATCTAATAGCATTTCATAAAATTGAATAAAATCTTCATTGATATATAAGGACTCTTGTTTTATATCTTGAGTTTCTGATTCATAATATACTATGGAGCCAATTAAGGCTCCACAGATTAGTATAACAGGTATGATCTTCTTCACTTTAATCTTTCTAATATTCTACCAATAATTTTATTTCTAACGATGTCGCTAGCTTCTAATTCGCATATGCCTACACCATCTAGATTTTCTAGTTTGTGGCTGACGCTTTCTAATCCTCCTCTGATACTCATTGGAAGATCCGATTGGTCTGCATCTCCATTAATCACTGCACGCGAATGTATGCCAATTCTCGTTATAAACATTTTTATTTGCTCAAATGTAGCATTTTGAGCTTCGTCAAGTATCATAAAACAATCGTGAAAATTTCTTCCTCTCATATATTCAAGCGGACACATTTCAATAATATCACCATCTCTAAGTTTTTTAACCATATCTCTACCGAGATAAGCATTCATCTCCTCGATGATTGGTACTAGATAAGGTTGGATTTTTTCGTCTTTATTTCCCGGTAAAAATCCTAGCCCTCTTCCCGCTTCAACTGTAGGACGTGTAATAATTATCTTTGAAATTTTTCCATCTAAAAGCCAACTACAAGCTAAACCGACCGCAACAGATGATTTACCAGATCCTGCTGGTCCGGTACATATAGTCACATCATTTTCTACCATTGATATAATGTAGTTTTCTTGATTAATGCTCTTCGGCTGAAGAACTTTACGATGTGGATTAGTAACGGCGGTTGTTTTTGCCTTCTGAGCTTCTTTTCTATTTCTTGATCTTGACATGTTGTTTTTCTCACGATACTGTGAAAGAATTATCATTATTTTTGTAGGTGAATTTGAGGATCGAATAGTCGCTATTTCCTGCGTCGCCTCCATTTCTTTCTATATTGGCCAAGAAATTTTTAGATCCTAAATCTATTGTTGGAACTCCACCAATTGATATAGTTCTATTGGTTACTTGATCATTGATTAAGTTATAGTTTACTCCTCCGATTGACTCAGCCGAGTAATCCACTCTAGATTGTGAGTATTCTCTATCTAAAATTTCATATGCGCAGCTAATATCAACTGGGTAAGTGATATACTTATTTCTTGCAGTGTAGAATCTACCGTATGACGGAACTTCTCCGTAATTAATATTCAATGACGCTTGTACTGAAATCAAAGTCGAACTAGTTAATTCTGCTGGACGCGCAACATTTTTATCAAAATCTTGTCTTCTTTTTACATCGCCGTCTTGTACTGCTGGGGCCGATATGCTAGCTATCGCTTCAGATACATGGCCGATATAATTTAATTCCTCTGTGAAGAATCCTTGGTTTGTAAAAGTATATGTTACACCCGCAAATACAGTGTCTACAAATTTATATCCCCCTCCTCCAACTACTCCAATTTTAATTTCATGAGTCTCTGGAGGAGTGACATATATACTATCCCTAATGTCAAATCCACTTAATGCAGAGCTATAATCATCAGATATAAACTTTGTAAAACTAATATTTAGACTAGGCTTTTTATAGAAATTTTTTACATTAGTTGGATTTCCTTTGCCTACAATTGAAGTTGAGTCAAAAGATTTTGTTACATTCACTGTCTGTACGCCCCCGACTTTAGTTCCGTCGAGGAGTACAGTGTGAACATTATACTGAATTAGTATGAGTGGCATTAAATTTCACAATTTCCCCCAGAACAAGCCAAGGCTTGCTCCAATTGAGTATCATCGTATTGTTCTTCTACAATTGTATAATCTACTTCTTTGTATTCTCTTTTGAGTTCTGTCCAAAGTTTGAAATTATAAATATCTTTCATACAATAAGTAAGTTCTTTTACATCGCCTTCAAAATATTTATTAGCAAACTTTTTACATCTTTCAACCCATTCGACTTTTGCCTTACCTTTAATAGCACTCCCAAGTCCAGAAATGCTATCACAAGCTGCCCAAAGATTGTCTTCCCATAAAGTAAGCGCGACTTCAATTAAACCACTTACAAACATCACGCCTTCACCATAATGAGAAATCATCTCTGTAGGTAAATACACAGCCGTGAATGGGGCTTGTGGATAATCTTTATCGCCAGTAACTGGAAGCAATGAAATGCCGCAGAAAAATTCTCTATTTGCATAGATAAAATCTTCTACTTCATTCCATTCATCAGGTTTAACATTGATTGTATTACTTACATTGTGAGTTAACCAAGGCTTAGTGCAAAGCTCAATATTAGTTCCGGGCAATACCCAGTTCTGTTGTGTTGACTTTACGATCTTAAGCAACTCAATAGCTGTAATCTTATTCTTTGTTTTGCTACCGTCTGGAACTTCAATACAGAAGGCGATTACATCATCGGTCCTATTGGCCGACCAAACAGATTCTTCGCACGCCCTTGGATTGACTTTGTTGAATTGCTGGTATAACGCTTCTGCCTTATTCGCCTGTACACGCCTAATGTAGCGTTTAGCATGATGAGGATGAATACCACTGGCAGTGCCAAGGATACAACTAGCAGTGCCTTCAGGCTTGACACAGGTGACTCTCGCCGCTTGATTAATTCCAATCTTTTCGGCGATAAGTTTGTTTGTTTCTTTTGCAAGCTCTGCCGCCTTTCGTTGAATATCTGGATTCAAGCAGATTTCTGGCCTTTCCAGCCAGCCAGTTCCTGAGACTCCAAGTAATGCTTCTCTAGCAAAAATCTTTTCACTAGTCTCGCCTAGATATGGAAAACTATTAAATCCGGCTTGAAGAGTGCCAATAATAGTTACGGCTTTAACTGCATCATAAAAGTCTTGCTCTGAATTAACTTTTGCACAATTAACCGTAGAAAGATTACACCCTTGCCATCCACTCTTGCCAGTTTCTACATCTACTGGATACATTCCAATTTCAACGCATGGGTTAACAATAAAATCTTCATCATCAGCCCATACGAATCCCGGTTCGCCAAACTGCTTAACCGATTGCATTAACTCTGCGAACTGTTCAGGAGTTGTTTTACCTCTTAGAAGAAGTGCCGAGTTATTTGAGCGACCCCGTTGAGGATTATCAGTAAACCAATTGCCAGTTTTAGCTGTAGCCATCTCTTTATCGTCTGGCGAGAAGAGACAAATGGTAGCACTACGGCGCACTCCACCACTAATAACAGCATCGGCGGCGTGCATAACAATATCGTATGCTTCGATTGACTTAAGTCTACCATCTCCTCTATTAACTGCATTATCTAGCACTTTCTTAATATTGCCAAGAGCTTTTTTTAGTGGTTCTGCTCCCGGAGCTTTTCCACCTCCAGAAATTCTTGTTCCTTTGGCTCTGATCTTGTCGAAATTAAACTGAACTTCTTTTCCGTTGTATTCTGGAAAATCAGTTTCGCCTTCAAAATATGAGCTGAGCAACACTCCAATCGCATCACTCCAGCCTTCAATTTCATCTGGTACTGTATATTTTACTTTGCCAGATCTTTCTTTAGATAAGTTAGGAAGTTTATCAATATGCTTTTTCTGCACTGAAAATCCTACACCACAACCACAAAGAAGCATATACATGCACTCTTGAAAGAATCTAATTCTATCAATGAAAGATACTGTACAATTAAACATACGGGCGTTATGTTTAAAAATAGGATCTCCACCGAATTGCAATGCTCTCTGCGACCCCAACCCCTTCTTCTTGAGCATCATATCATATGCCCAATCGATATCTGCGTGCAAGTCTTCACTTTTATCTGCATATTGTTTATGCATCATATTCCTAACACGATCAACACTTTCCTTGTATGTTTCTCGTCTTTTCTTATCTGGTAAATATCTTGCGTATTTTGCAGAGAACGTGTAATCCTGTAAAGCTTTAATCGACATTATCTTTTGCCCTTTTGTTTTTTAATTTTATATTTAGATTACTGAATACACTATATTCAAAATCCACTTCTTTAATTTGTAATCCGTTTTCTATTAAGAAATTAATTATCTTAATATCATCATCACTCATGGAATAAATTACTCCATGCTTATCTACTATAATTTTTCTAATACCGTTCTGCCATAGGATTTTTGAACAGACAGAACATGGATACCCAGTTATATAAGCTCGCAAGTTTTTTTCTTTTACGATCATATTGGCTAAGGCATTTTGTTCCGCATGAATCATATAAGGATATTTGTATGGTCGTATCATTGGCAGATTTTCATCTTTGGTATCGGCTGGAAAGCCGTTATATCCTATGCTAACGACATGATTGTCTTCGTTAACAATAACACAGCCCACTTGCGTTTGAGCGTCATGTGAACGCACAGCGGCTAAATGGGCCATTGCCATAAAGTATTGATCCCAGTCGGTTCTCATTTTGTAAGATACTCTTTGTGAATCCAAGAGAGTTGTAAAGTTTCGTCTTGAGGCCCATAAGCTACTAACTTATTATAGCCTTCTCTTGCCTCAAAGTATCCAAAAAATCCAGAAAGTCTTTTATTTGTTTCGGTTCCGGGAACTGGTTGTCGAGTTAACTTCTGAAGCTTCTCCAAGTCCACTGTCTTTAAATTAATCATTGTTTTGTCCTGTATTATTCTTCGATTTTGAGGAGCGAAATTGCATCTTCTTTATCCATTTGTCCTACATATTCGATCTGTTCACTAGAAGGATCTTCATCTGCAAACGATAAGAAGTAAAACTCTTTAATCTCATATTTAATAAGCTCATGAAGCATTTTAATATTGTAATCGCTTTCTTTAAAAAGCTTAGCTAGTTTACTAGAAAGAGAGAAAGCTAAATAACCCTCTCTCTCGTCTAGTAATTGGATGCTTGTACAATAATAAGAAACTTTATTTTGCTTAAAACTAAAGAAGCTCAAAATATCATTTGACCAATCAAATTCTTCTTTAATATCAATATTGCCAATTTTAATACTCATTCTTATCGCTTTCTAAAACTACGGTTATTTTATTGAGTCTGATATCAATGAAGGTCTTGTCGCCAACCTTCCTTACATTGATATTATCCAACACTGCTTTCACTTTGTCAAGGTCTGACTGGGAGAAATTCAGCTGATTCAGCAAAATCTCAACTAACTTATCTTTTAATTCCATTTGAAGCTCCAGCGGCAGCAGTCGCCATTCCGTTAGACATCGGGATTACTTTTTTTTTAGCATCTTCTAAGATTTCATTTAGCTCTACATTACCATGCATTATTTTATCTAATTTATTTGTATGATCATTTAATATATTTGCATGTATGGTAAAATTTTGCACTAAGATTTCATTTTGCTTTTCTAGAATAGTTACAGTCCTGCCCGTTGAATCTTTTAATTGTGTGACTAATTCGAAGTGGGCATCTATTATTGGTTCAACTTTAACAAATATCTTTTTACCAAGTTTATATACTACAAATCCAGTAATTAGCCATAACCCAACCGGAAATCCAGTTTTATTAATGAATTCACCTAAATTGGGAAGTATTTCATGCCAACTCATGTTCACCTCCAAAAAAAGGAGGGCTAGGCCGAAACCCAGCCCTCGTATATTATTTGCCTGTAATTGCTGGGTAAGAATACTTGTTAGAACTTGTTGCAGGATCGTATGTAACAAAGTTGCTTAGAATGTACAATTCGCCCGGAACTGCTCTGGTTGGAATCGACCCAGAAGTACCAAAATCCGCAGTAGCTGGTGTTGCTCCTGTTGGATCGGTAATCCATGTTGTTCTTTTCTTGATCTTAGTTCCATCTGTATTCCAGCCAGTTAAGCTGAATTGCATTTTACGAATTAATGTTGTGGTATTTTCGTAGTGATCAGAAATGAAATATGGGAACTTAGGACCACTTGGGGTTCCACCCATAAATTGTAAGAATGTTTTAGATACGCCAGCAAGAGTTGTTGCTACTCTAGCTATGACATAAGTATTAGCGCCTCTAATATTTGAATTATAGGCAAATGTTCCAGCCGAAAGAATCTTTTGTGTGTTATATAGTTTAGCACCACTAAGTTCTTTTGGATAGGTGTAAATTGATTGATTTATCATATTGACATCTTTTACCTGAATAGCCTTGGTAATGATGGTTGTAGCTGTTGATAAGCCAATTATCGTACCGCCCTGAGTTTGCTTTGTGAATGATCCACCCGCTGTATTCTTAAGGTGGTTATTTGAACTTGGAACCATAGTGAAAACCCTCGATATTCATTTTATAATTTTATTTCCTTAATTATCCTTTTATAATCCTGTTCCTATATTACATATACACAATTTCACGACATAACTCAAGAGCTTTTTTAAGTTTTTTTCGAGCGGCCTCTTTTCCATACCCGTTAGCTTGGCCAATTTCTTTATTTGTCATTCCACAGAAAAATTTTTGAAACAATACATTGTAAAGTTCTTTATTCTTTTCTTGAACAGACATAAGAATATCTCTTGCTTCTTCCTTGTCTTTTGGATCAAAAGTTAGCTCTGGTTGATTTATAAACAACTGTTTTTCTTTTTTTGTCTTTATTTTCTTTTTGTACAACCGTCTACTATTGTTTTGAATACTTCTATATAAATAGGAAGAAAACTTTGCATTTTCATTATTTTTATATTTTTGCAAACAGTTCCATAATGTAGTGAGTGCTATTGATTGTATTTCATCTTTTGAACATACGTCTCTTAGATTTTCATTACATACTTTATATAAGATTTTTTTATAGTATTCATTATTGATTGCTTCTTGGAAAATATCATTGTTTACAGATTGCATTCTCAATATCCTTTCTTACGCTGTTAAATTCAAAAAGTTTGCCAACTCCAATACAAAATGTATATCTACTCATTACCTTGATTGCTTCTACGCCTTCAATGGTTTTAATTTTATCAGAAATTTTATGAGTGACTCCAAAATTTGTATATCCTAACCAGCAGTCCCATCTATCCGATGGCTTTAGAATTGAATCAAATGAAACTGTACCCCAAGGAGTTTGTATTGTTTGGGGTTTCATCTCACCGAACAAAGGAGATAGAAAATTCTCTGATTGCATTGTTTGCTCTGAATCTGCTTCTTCCTCCATTTCATAGTTTTCTAAATCGGACGTATCCACTAATTCTTTTTCTTTTTCGTTCCAGCTTTCCCATGCTACTATTTTTTTCATTTAGTTTAGCTCCACGTTTGCGGGGTCGATAACTAGTTCGCTTGGCATTTGAGAATCTTTTACAATCTTTTGCAGTGCTAAGAATTTTTTATTGCCATTCTCAATACCTTTTGCTTGTTCTTTTAATTGTTCAAGCATCATATTGTTAAAGTCTCCACTAGTGACTTTAGACAACAGAACTGCAAATTTCTTAACATCGTCTATAGATTCGCCCCATGAAGCTTCGAAGGCTATATTATTTTCTTGATCTAAACAAAATATAATAAATGATTTTGGAACAAATTCATCTGAAGGATTCTGGGGAGTTGCTTGATATGATTTTGACATAGTATTCATCCAGTTTAATATCTAAAAAGTCGCTTATATTAATTAATCTGCCCATTTTATAACAACCTTCAAGCATTGGAAGTCTGCAAAGATATGTTATTTCAATTATATTCTTTACTCTCCTACAGTTCGCCAGATATTTAGTTGGCCAATCATAATCTATTTTTATATAGTCATTGTATAAATTCTGTAAGCAATCTTCTGGTGTTTTGAATATAGCTGACAGTTCTTTTTTTATAATACATTTATTTTCATCTAGTAATATTTTATAATAATTTGGATCTGTTTGAGAATATTTTTTATCTGCGAATATAAATATAACCGATACCTCTGCTCTATATTTTATTTCCATAGCTTCTCCAAAAATATGGGCTTGATACACTATTACATTATACCAAGCCCAATCATAAAAGTCAAGTTTAATTTAACAATATCCATGCTATTGCTCGCATTTTTTCAGATAAAGCTACTTGCTCTTCTTTTGTAATAATAGCTTCATTCTCTCCCAGTGTAGACAATATAATCTCATGCATTTTATCTCCAAGAGATTTATACTTATTGCTAAGTCTATTATTAAAAGTAAGTTTAGCAGAGTCTATGTAAAAATTTTCAAAAGAAATGGAATTTACATTTTCATAAGAGGGCAATCTTTTGCCCATCTCATTGTTGAAAATTGCAATTATCTCTCTGTCAAAAACTTCGTCCGATCCCGAAACAATACTTTTAACATCTTTTAACTCTTCGAATAATTTATCTGTAGGCTTTTTTAAGTCTAACATTTTATTATAATCTGTAGATGGAATAACCGGCTTATTAATATTGGGTATTGAGATGCTATCCCAAAAGAATCCAATGATTACCAAAGCTATTCCTAAATATACTCTAGAATTCATATTATTTGTCCACTTTAATTAACATGGGGAAAATTTCATCTAGTTTAACAACGGCTTCGCTTAGATTATTTTCTTCGCAAGCATCCTTCAGCACCTGCCACTTTTGAACGATTTCAACCAAATTGTCTTTTGTTTCTACTGGAGTTGGTGCTGGAGTTGGGATAATATTTGGAATATCTATTTCACTAGCCTTCTTCTCTAATCTTTTAAGAAGAGAGGAGAAATCAAATGATGATAGGATTACAGCAAGCCCAAGACCTAAAAAAATCATTTGGCCTGTACTCATTGGGACACCTCAGTCTTTCTAACTGAATCACCAACAATCCAGCTCGCACAAAGTAGTACGATATTTTGAATTTGCTCTGAGCTTAGAGTAGTAACTCCTAGACCTTCTGTTGTTACAGCTAAGACGCCAGCCACTGCGACCCAGAACCTACGAGATTGTAATAATGCTTGAATTTTAGTTTGCATTTTTTGCCTCCTGAACGATTGATTGAAAATTTTCCGATGTTATTTTTTTTGACTCTGCCAATATAAGATCTTGTACCTGTGGTCTTAAGTGGGCATATTCCTTCGGAAGCTTATCTTTTACAGCTTTACGCAATAGAATTTTGTCGAGTGGGCCGGGATTTTTAACCCGGTCTTCTAGACTTCTTCCGAACACATTACATTTCATTAGCAGTTGAAGAACTCCAATAATGATTGATCCAATAATTATGATTAGACCAAAATCAAAAGAGTAGTTGTTCTCGCCATCCTCTATATTTGAGGCTATCTCTTTAGCTAGATCGTCTGTTGCACTCATGGATTCACCTGAATATATTGTACTTGGGGTTGTACTTGAGGCTGAGTTGTCTGAACTGGCGGCTCTTCTTTTGGTTTACATTTACATACGCCGCCATCTTTTGAACATTGACATTTGAGCTTATTGCCGTCTGCCTGAACTATTTCGCCAGTCCCATTGCATTTACATGCGATTTCGGGGGCTGGAGGAGCTGGCTTTGGCACATTTTCCTTTTTAATATTTTTCTTTTCTGTAGTATCTAAAATACTATTAACTCTCTCAACTTCTTTTTTTAGATCTGATTGAATGTCTCTAGATCCATATGCTTGAGATTGTTTATCTGCTACATTATATTCGCTATAACTATAGCCAATAATTAGTCCAATCCCAAGAGCTACCACACTTTTTAAATTCATGCGAAAATCTCCTTCACTCTTGTCCAATCCATCTTGCGTTTAAAGCCATTGAAGTTGCTATAGGCAAATGTTGCTCCAGCACCGATCATGCCCTCGGCAACCTTTTGTCTAACCCAGAAACTTCCATCTGGTTGTTCATACCACTTAGGACCACTATTCCAAAGACCCCAGCTATTTTGAACTAGGAATAGCATTTCATTAAATCTCTCGTAAGTGTCATCACATGCAATTAGTGTCATTGCGTGCGCCCAACTACCTTGAGGTTCAGCTATTCCATTCTTATCTCTGTGAGAAGAGAATCCATAGTTAGAGCAAACAGATAAAGCATATCCATTAGCCAATAAGTCTCTAGCTTGCTCAACGCTATTTACAGTTGTTACTGTAGTGATTTTATGCTCTGCACATTCTTTGATAACTGGTTCTGGAATGCCTCTGCCGCCCCAGTTCATTCCTATTTTAGCATTGTACGTGGATAAGTCAATGCCGAGTTTTTCATATTTTTGACGGAGTAAGAATCCACCCGTCACACTCACAAATCTTGCGGCTTGTGAACAGTGCATTCCTTGGCCGCTAGACCCCCTAGACCCGTAGATTGGTTCAGTAGCACCTCTAGCAACAAAAGACTCTTTCTCTTTACCATAGAGAATCTCATAAGCTCTAGTGATGTCCACAGCATTACGTGTTGCATGGCTAACGCAGTCGCCAGTAGTTTGTGATTCATCTCCTCCAAAGGAAGGAAAGAAATATTGAATTGCTTTGTATGGCAAAGATAAAACACCTTTTCCTGTGCCATACAATAGTTGATCGCCAACATCTCCAAATAGTGGATGCGGTAATTCATCCATAAGTTTTAACATATCTACTGGATCACATACCGCGCCTTGCAATCCATTATTGTATTGTTCTAAAAGTTCTTCTGGACTATTAAATTCCATTTAAGATCTCCCTTGCCGTATTTTCCCAAGAGAATTTTATAGCAGTTTCAATACCTGCTAAGTTTAGTTCTAGTTCACTATCTTGTTTTAATCTATGAGTTTCTCTCATATGATTTATAATTTGATCTTCCTGCCTTTTGCCAAGTTCAGCCCATTCGCCTTGACCATGAAACCAAATTCCATCTTGAGCCGATACTAATTTATCTGTTTCTACGATATAAGAGTTATTTCTATTCGTGAATTCCGTATGACCAGAGTAATCAGTTGTAATCACATGTTTTCCACATGAAAGAAGTTCTAATAATTCTAGATTCCAACCTTCAGCCCGAACTGGAAAAACTCCAACATCAACTTGTCTCATAATATTATACACATCGCGATGATATTTTTGCCTTGGAATGAATCTAATTTTATCAGCAATGCGAGAACCCTTATAATAATTGATCCAATCGTTATTTTTTTCGCCCAAGAAAGGATTTTCGCACATCATCCAAAGTTCTACGTTATCGTCTTTGTTAAAAGCCTTGTCGAAGCACTGTCTAATAATATCATGACCTTTGCGAATTTCCCACTTACCACAATTAAAGAAAATAGTGGGCTTTCTTCTTACATTATTATTTTCATTAAAGATTGATCTATCAATACCCAATGGTATAACTTTTGGGGTTGTGCCAAGCTCGTCTTCAACAATATTTTTAGCCCACTCAGAGCATACTACAAGTTGATGACAAGATTTCATACTCCTTTTTTCTTCTGGAGTGAATTTATTTAATTCGAAGATTGGAAATCCAACTTTCTCTCCTCTGCCTACAGATTCGTGTAGTCCATTTTGATGCCAAATTTTAAGACATGGTTGAGACCATTTTAGGTTCTCGTCTTTGTTTCTCCAGTCAAACTGGGCTAATTCTTCATATAGTTCTGGCTCAGGCTGGCCGATTGGAAAAATTGTTAAATTATCTCCAAGTTTTTCAGCTAATTGTTTTGCTATATTAAATCCAACTTGGCCATATCCTAGACTGTTAATTGGAGCTTGTAGAAACATTTTTACCCTTTATCTATAGTTATGTAATTCGCCAATTATTTTAAATATCAATATAAGTATTAATGTAAATAGTATAACTTTAATCATTTAAGTTTCCCATAGTTTAATTATATTATCTGGAAAATATAGATCTTTAATAGCATTGTTCAAATCTTCGATTGTTTGTCCCGCAAGACCTGTTCCTAGTGCAGTTAATAGAAATACAAGATCATCATTTCTCTGTGCGTATTTCATAAGGACTTCCAGTTGAATTCTTATAAAGTCCCATCCTATAAAACCTGTTCTTAGATCTTTAGTTATTATAGCATAAGTTTGCCCCTGACGCCCACTATTCTTTCCATATTCTGCACCCCAAACCATTGCAGCTTTAGCTGCCCCAGCTCCATGTCTACCTTCAGTATTACTACCAAATACAAATATCTCATTCTGCAATAGAAATTCTACCATTATTTTCTCCAAAAAAAGAGTCGCCCAAAAGGACGACTCATATTTATTAACTTTTGTTATATCAATAAGAATCGGCTGAGATAACTTCGTTGCCAGCTCGCGTAATCAAAGCTCTGACAATCGCTGCATTTGTTGTATCTTTAACAAATCTCACAGATCCATCTGTCATTGCCATGTTAGCTCCACCGGGATGCCATGAGAAGATCTCATTATTTGGGCCGCAGTCATGAATACCCCAGTCATTAGCACCACAGCTTGGCTTGCCAAATCCACCAGTTTTATTGTTGTTGATAACATTTGAAACGCCAGCAGCATTGTCAGGATCGCCCCATCTCCATGAGCGACGAGCGCCCTGAACGTAAGGAGCGGGAGCATTCAAGTCAGGAGCGTAATCGGTTGTTGGAGAAGCATAGTTACCAACACCTTGCATCTTTGGGCTGCGACCAGTGTCTTCATAAAACATAGCAGTGTTAGATGTGCCATCTGTCGTTGCACCAATCGTTGCTCCACCCTTATTAATATCGACTGTTCCATCCAAAACTTTTGCTGGGTCGATTTGATAAATCTTACTAGAGGAGCATACTGTACATCCATACGCTTTATAAGCAGATGTGCCATAAGCATTGCCAGTCAATGATCCGGGAGCTGGTGTTGGCCCAACATAACCCGCTTGCCACTTTGTAGTGCCATCGGGCATGATCTCAGTATAAGGAGCTGTTGCATAGTCAATACAACCAAATCCAATACTATCGCGTCCATTCTGTCGATCACTTTCAAGTGCGTTTGTTGGACACAAGAATGCGTTAATCACTGTTGCACTTGCAGTTACATTACCAGAAAAATTATATGGTAGTTGCAAGTTAAGCTGATTATAAACATTACCCTGTTCAATACTCCCAAGGATCATTGTGAATGCACTATGATAATCCTGCGTCTTATAAGTTGTGCTGCCGACTGTTACATTATGCTCTCCAGAGCGTGGAAATGTGCCTTGGGCGTTTTCAAAATTATGCGCGGCCAAAGCTAACTGTTTGAGGTTGTTCGTGCATTGCGCTCGCCTAGCTGCTTCTCTAGCTGATTGTACTGCTGGAAGTAAGAGTGAGATAAGCACTGCGATAATGGCAATAACCACAAGCAGTTCAATAAGGGTAAAACCACGACGATTAGCATTTTGTGTTTTGATCATTTTTATTTTTCTCTCAAGTGTTTAAAGAAGAAGGACACCAACGTGATGTCCTTCGTACTCAATTATTATAACCGGCTTCAACCCCATTGTCAAGTTAAGATTTCATGAAGATTTTTGATTTTTGTTGAACAAGAATAGATCTTCGATCTCATTATAGTTCATTCCTTCAAATTCTTCAATGGATCTGCTCACTGGAACATCCGCTCTGCCTCTCATGACCTTTTCCATATATTCATGTTTTGTTTTACAAACATAATGATTTAACTGCACTACGTCATCAGTTCCATTGTGATTGAACGGTCCAGTTCCAAAATTTCCATTTGTATCTTTCCATTGTACATTTGCATGATGCGGATTTATCATTGAAATGTTAGGTTCAAGCTTTATAATGGATTTAATATGTTCATTTACTTTTTTTTGTCTCATTTTAAATCTATTAATTAAACTATTATTGTTTGGATCATAATCTTCTATAAAATTATTTCCAAAAAATATCCAATTAATGGCTAATGAGTGAGTATCAAATCCATATTCATATATAAAATCTTTAATATTTGAATGTTTTTTCAATACTAAAAATTCATCAATGTCAAAAAAAGCGGCCCAATCATAAGATAGGCCGTAGTTTTGTATAAAATGATTATATGCATACCCTTGCTTGCATTCCCCATCGCATGGTATTTTTAACATTGAGCTGTCATTTATATTTGATCTATAATTATTCTCGTATAAATATATTTGATCAAATCCTAATTTTTTATAATGATCAATCCATTCTTTTAAATATTTGTCTTCATCTTTTGCGATTGCAACTAACGCCAATTTCATATTATTTTTGAGCCTCTTTTAGAGCTTTTGGATCTGGTCGATCAGGATCGCCCATTTTTGCTGGCTTGTAATTTTTACCCATCTTTTCTTTTTTCTTTTGAATATTTTCCCAAAGCCCCGGTTTATCCCCAGCTTTTAGAATTGAATTTTTTTCGTCTGGGTCTGGTTCGCCTTCTCTGCGACCCGCAGTCGGTGGATCGTATTTTGGATAATTAACTGGTTTTTTTTCAGCTTCTGCGTATTCATTCATTGCTTCTAAATAATTCTTTTTCATATCTTCTCCTAGTTATGTATAAAAAGGTAATTGTTGATCTTTATGATGTCATTTCTATCTACTGACTTTCCGATTTCTTCTACTAATTTTCCATCGGCCTCGAAGCAGTCATCGCTTAAATCGAAATCAAAATTTTTTATAATATTTTTATTAAAAAATAAACAACCTAAGTCAACACGTGATTTAACAAAATGCGTTTCTAGTATTCCCCATCTATTATGACTTGATATCATATTTGAAAATACAATCTTTTTGTTGTATTCTTGTGCTGTTGCTATTAATGATTCAAATGCAACTGGAACATAATAATTATCATCATTTGTATATATAAGCCAATCAAAATTTTCATCAATAAAAGCATATTTTTTTCTATGCGGATATCCAAATTTACCAAGTTTATTTTCTGTTTGAATAATTTTAATTCTATTATCTAATTCAATAAAATTTAATAAACTCGTTTTCTCTTCGCAGTCATTTATTGGACCGTCATGAACGATTATTAATTCAAAATTTTCATACGTCTGAGCCAATACGCTACTTATAAATGATTTGCAATACTTATATCTTTTTTTATTATCATTAAGATACGAAGCAGCCACAATTCTTATTTTTTCTTTTCTTATGCTCAAGCTTTCCCAATATCTCATTTATTATTCCTGCTAATTAAAAAATTTCCGTGAAAGCCAAATGACTTATCTTTCATTTCTGGCACGGGACGCTCTATAGAAAAATTTGCGGCAGTTTGTGGATCTGCAAATTTTACACCTCTGTCAATAAATTCCTTATAATATATATTACACGATAAGAAGTCTTCATTGACCGATATATCGTATACGCTCCTATTTAAACTGGTGTTAAAATTAAAATCTTTAAAAATACTATACGATGTTTTTAGAAATTTCTTTGACTTTAAGCAGAACCCCCCGTTTCCAACTCTATTTTTATAACCCCATTCAATAGGCCAAGGAGCGCCGATGTAATCAGATTCTAAAAATTTATCTGTCCAACACTCTGGATTAATTATATATCCATCATGCTGGATTGTCAAGCAGAAATCTGTGGGAATATATTTATTTAAATCTACCAAACAGAATTTTGAATATTCAGCTTTATTTTTTATAATTGGTATTCTAAATATTTCTAGATTAACACTAGAAAGATTTTTAAACCTATTGATATTTATATCTTCTATGTCATCTGTAAAAAAATAATATTTATCAAAATATATATTTTCTATTGATTTATCTAGAGCAATTAAAGCTTCTATTTTATTTTTTGTATCTATGCAACAAATAGATATAGTCATTTTATTCTCCAATTAATATATTATCGTAATATTTTGTTTCATTTTTATAACTATCTCCATCTACATATCCAATCTCGCATACAATATTTTTCATCAATGCGTAAGCTATTGCCATGGGAGCCGAGAGATTTCCACAGAATAAACTGCATGAATTTATAATTTCAAATAAATTTTGTATATTATCTATATATAATGACTGTACTAAATTTTTATGTGGAAAATTTACATATTGATTTACGTCTGTATATATAAAAAATGAATTTTCTTTTCCATGTTCATGTATATATTTTATATATAAATCATTTGCTGAATGTCTTCTATAGTCTAAGCTTCTGTTAATTATTAGAGAATTATTATATTTTTTAATATTTTTGATGTTTTTTATAATTTGAAAATTTCTTATATTGAAATTTGCGCTTTGTAAATATATCGATGATAACTTTTCAGTCCAACACAATTGGGGATTTTCATTTCTCCAAAATGATAGATTAAAATTTATGTTTTGATTATTGTATATTTCAAATGTGTTTATATATTCTTGTTTAGATATAATATCATGCAATTCATTAAAAGTATTCTCTAGACCAAATGAAAAGTGATCTCCAATTTCAGATATATATAAATTAGTTTTAATGTTGTATACATTATATATAATAGCAGGTATATATAGTTGATGTATAAAATCTCCGAGCTTTCCCCCGGAGATCATGTTTAAGGTTTTATTACTTTCCATACATTTTTGTTGAACCTTGGTTATAAAGCTTTTGAGGTTTGCCAGATATGACAAGCTGATTGATTTCTTGATCAATCTCTTGAATTAAGTCGTTCCTTTGTTGGTTTGCCACATTGGTTACTTTTGTCGCCTTTGCAATTTCACCATCTGTTGCTACTGGATTTCTTTTAATGTCTTCACACATCCAGATACGAATATTTACTACAGTCAATTTATCAATTAAATTTCCTATTGTTTCCATTATATAGTCCTGTCTAATATTGATTTAGTTTGATTTTTTATATTTTCATATGAATTTATATATGTGGTATTAATTTGTTCCTGATATTTTTCAAAATTATGGTATATTTCAGTTAGTGTAGTTTCTGGATATATTGAAAGCTCTGGAGCAAAAGATCGAAACATATTTGATCCTGTAATTAGTACTGGTTTTTGAGCTGATACTAAGTAATCTAGAGATGATGATATGCCAACATCTTTTTCCGCTTCATAGAATAAGCAGTTTATATCATTTTCATTTAGTTTATTAATTACTTCATACTCAGATAAAAAATTAGTTGTTATGTTTAATTTGATTCCGGGCTTAGTGATTGCATTGTAACACGCTCTAATTACATTTCCAGTTTCATTTATTCCATCAAAATATGCTTTGGGCATATGGAAGTTAATGATGGCTTTGTCAAAACAATCATTGACATGACGCACTATTCTATCAAAAAATTTATGACCAAGAGCAAAGCCAAAACTTCCAATCGTTGGAATAGCATTTTTTTGTGTGCTGTTGTTATAATAGGCAGAAAGAGGTCTATCAGTTTTAAAGCAACAATTATTTTCTAAAGAAAATTTATCTAGTATTATATAGTAGTTAAAAATATTATCATTTCTAAATGTTTCTAAATTATTTTTACTAAATAAGTGAGGAACGCAGAATTTTATACATTTATATTTATTAATTTCTTCATTTACCCAAGGTAAAGTCATATGCATATAATTGAATATAACTGCATCTGGATTGTATTCTTGACATATATTAAAAAATGAGGATATATCATTTAATTCTGCATATATCATATTATAATTTTCAATTTCTTGTATTGATATAAAATGGCGCAGACCTAGATCATAAACTCCACAAGCTTTTGTAATTCCATGATTTATATATAATACTGTTTTCATTGGATAATACTTTCAAACTTTTTACAAAAATTGATAGGAGACCAATCCTCATTCATATCAAGAACTCCTTTGTGATTTTGCTGTATAGCGTCCTTTAGTGATATGTCTGGGTATGGCTTTATATATTTAAGTAAATGTCTAAATGTTGGATTTTTAGTTGTCAGGATTGGTCTTTTTGCTGATATGGCCTGATCTGTTACCGCTGCTAATCCATGCATATTTCTGTAATATGGAAAATAATTAATTGTATTTCTAGAACACCATTTAACAAGTTGCTCTTTATCCATATAGTTATGTGTTAACTCGATCCTAATTCCCGGCTTTGTAATGTGTGATTTTATATCGGATATAATTTTCTGCGTCCTTTGCCATGAATCAGTCACATATGTAGCAAAAGGAATATTTATTTTTACTACTGCATTGTCAAAATTCTGTTGAGCCAGTTCTATTATTTCGGTCCAATTCTTGCCATCGGTTGCAAAGCCAAAACTTCCTATAATTGGATACCCGCGATCAATATAAGTATCCGTCTCATAATTTTCAATCGGCCTTGGGAACCCATATATATTATCGTTATCTGGGATTGTTGGATCAATCACTATGTAGCCATCGAATATTTTTGGGGTTAATGGCATTATATCATCGCCTTGTCCGACTTCAAGAACAATGCAATATTTTTTTCCTTTAAAATTAGATAAGATGTCAGTTGTCATCCAGTTGTTTACTGCGACATGCTGATTAAAAACTGCAAAGTCATAATCCAAATGTAAAGAATTTTCTTCTGTATAATCTAGCATGTATTTTATTGATTGATTAAGCGCGTTGTAGCACATTAATCCCGACTCATAAATGCTGCACTGCGCTTTTTTTGAATTGTAAAAAATTCCTCTTATCATTTTATCTCTCAATCATATTTTGTCTTATTGGTTGGTGAATTAAATCTGTTAATGCGGTATGAATTATTCCCATTTTTGTCATCATTTCATATACTAAAGTTTCGCTACAAAATATTTTATCTACATTATTTACATCATTTACAATTCTTTGAATATAATTGAATGCACTCGCATATATATTCATATTTTCACTTGATGAAAATCCAAACCAATCTTCTATCATCCTAGGAGGAAGGGTGTGAATTTTTTTGTCTGTCCATAAAATATTTTTGTCATAATTGGCGCATATAATTGATCTACTTAGTGTTGAATCAAATCTAGCTCTAATGACATAATCATATTGTATATCATTTTCAAGTCTATATTCTTCTTTTAACATGTTACATTTCATTATGCTTAGCCATGAGGAGTAAATCATATTTACAAAATAATCTCTAGAGTAATGCCTAGCATTATCTGTTGTTAATATATGATCCAGCGGTATAACTGAATCCTTTATGACTTTCTGATTCTCAAAAAGATATTTTTTTGGTTGATATAATTTTGTGATTATTTTATCTACATGTGGAGGATATTTACTATTTTGGCTTGAGTAATTCCATCCATTTGCCCACTCTGCGTAGTTTACAAACTGCTGTCCAATTAACGATTCATCATACCAAGAATGCACAAAAACATCTGCATTATTAGGATCAATCAGTGTATTTTTAATATTTTGATATGCATATTCTACAAATCTAGGTTGTCCTGAAATACAAAGCGCGACTTTCATTTGTGGTATCGACTCCAATATTTATAACACTTCAAAAGATCTTCTTCATTTTTTACCTGAGTGGCTTTTATAATTGTAGACCACGCTTCAAAGTTTTCCACTTCATCCGGCGTTCCAAAAACAGAAACAAATGGTGTATCATAGTATCCAACTTTTAGCCCGTCTTTAATTAATAGATTATAAGTTAAAGTTACGTAATATTCTCCGTTATGATTAATATTTTGCTGGACCGTTTCGTTGAAATACTTTTTTACATATTTACCTTTGCTAAAATAGTAAACGCCTGTAGAAGCATGTTCACTCATTGGATTGTTTGTATAACACTCTTTTTCTTTTATTTCTGACACAATTCCATCCGACTCTTTTAGGAATGCCATTTTTGTACTAGCAAGTGTGTGCGGGTGGAATCCAGTGTGAGTTAAAATACATCCATCCAAATTATTGTCTTTGACATGCCTATTAAAATCCTCTCTATCCCATAAATGTGGATTATCGCAATATGATACTATAACTTCTTCATTGTCATTTATAAACTCATAAGCCTGTTGAACAGTATATATTGGTCCAAATTTGTGCTGCTTCATAGAAACTATTGATGCATCAGGTCTTAAGGAATTTAATATTGACCTCATGTCTGTTTCTTCAAGATGTCTGTCGTTACATATAAAAACTATCTCATCACCTTCATTAAACATATCTAGGATATATTCAATAATCCTTTTGCTATTAACTTTAATAAGAGGTTTTGGATCTTTATATCCACGCTCTACAAATCTATTTCCTGATCCAGCCATTGGAATAATAATTTTCATTTGGCTACCTTTCTCATTTTTTCCGCTGTCATATTATTTAATTTATTGATTTCTTCATCACTTAGAAATTTTGGAGTTAGATTGCAAGCGGTCATCATTTGAAATATATTTTTATTTATATCTTCCATTTCTTCCTTTAAAACTGCCGCATCTGGGAATAATGGTTTTATTCCAGTATTTATTTCTGAACTGATTAATGGTTGGCTATTTTTGATTAGCCATTCTTTACATTTTTCATTGACTAATTCTGTTAATAAAAATGCTCGTTCTGATGTTTCTGATCCAATAATTAAACCATGATTTTCTAAAAATATAATTTCTCTGCCTATATTTATTTTATCAATTAACTCAAATCCCGGAGTGGTATACTCTACAAAATTAAATTGAGAATCTTTAAATAAATCAGATATTATATCTTTACTTTCTTGACTGCACAGTATTGCATTTAAATGTATTGGATGTGTGTGACATACTATTTTAGATTTTATTTTTAAGTGAAATCCAGTTTCCATTGACGGATTATTTTTGCCACCTCTTTTAAGATTTGATATGTATGTCATATATTCATTTTCATTCCTGAATATTGGTAATATTTCTGGTATATTACAAACACAATATCCATTTGATAAGCTAATATCTGACATTCTAGATCCTGAAGATTTAATAATTAATCCATTGTTGGTTTTTCTGGATATATTTCCACCTTTATCTTGTACGATTGCTGGATCTAATGATATCTTTCGGCATAATTCAATAAAATCTATAGTAGACTCATAAAATATATCTAGTTTTTGAATAATTTCTTGAGCTGATTCGCTTAAGTTATTATTTATATAACTAGGAACAACTTTTCCATTTATCTTTTTAAAAGTGATAATTATATCAGCATTATTTTTTTGAGGCTCTATGTATTTTAGTTCATCTTCTTTTCTAATATTTATATTTTTTAAAACTTGTTCTTTTGTATATCCTCTTTCGTGAGTGTCTCTTGTTATTTTCCACTCTTTCTTTAATTCTTCATCTGTTTCAACAAAAATATTTAGATTAGATATATTAGCGACTGGTTCATAAAGAGCGTGTAGCCCCACGTATATTATATACTGTTTAGGATATATTTCTATAGGCTCATCAAATTTACCAGTAGTATGATTATATAAAGATCTTTGTATTGAAGATCCTTTCATTAAATCTCTTATATGAATATAGCCTATTTCTAAGTTATTTGAATCTGGATTAAGATGTGTTTTATTTTTCCAGTGATGACTATTTCTTTTCCACTTATGAAGATCATCCCCGCTTAGATACAGGGATTGATCTTCACCTAAAATATATTGTAATAATTTAGCTACAGTGGTTTTTCCAACTCCAGAGCTGCCAGATATGCATATTAAATTCATGATTCTATTATTTCAAATTTTGGACATGGGACAATGAATTTACCTCCGCACTGTAAAAAGTTCTGTTCTCTTTGAATGAACTCATTAATGAAATGCCAAGGTAGAACAAGCATATAATCTGGAGGATTTTGTCTCATTTCTTCTTCCGAGATAATAGGAATATTTGTTCCTGCTGTATATAATCCAAATTTATACGGGCTACGCTCAACTAATTTTTGAACCAGTCTTGAATCAATACCAAAGTATTGAAGCAGCGTGTTGCCTTTAGTAGATGCCCCATAGCCATAAACTGTCTTTCCTTCAGCCCGTGCAGACTCAAGAAATTTAACGGTTTCATCTTTAAGATCATTAATTCTATTGAAAAAATGAATCCATGTATTTTGGTTATCTAATTCAAGTGTTTTTTCATATGCAAGTAAGGATTGTACATTAAAATCGTAGACATCTCTCTTTTGTTGATTTGCAAACTTTTTAACATCTGCAATATCTTTTACTGCATACACTCTAAAGCTTCCACCGTTAACATCGTTCAATTCGCAATTAAGAATCTTAAACCCATTTCTTTCGAAAATTTTCTTAATGTTGAATAGCGAGTAATAATACATATGCTCATGGCAGATATTATCAAATGCTAATTGGTTAATCATCAGAGGAGTATAGGACATTTGCACGACCCATATTCCATTATCATCAAGTACATCGTACACATCTTTTACAAACTTATCTGGATTTGGAACGTCATAAAACATTGCGATTGTAGTAACTACATCGGCTTTGAAATTTTCCGGTAGAACTTCTTTTGAAAAGTAATCTTGGATAATTGTCGCATATTTACTAGATTCATTTTTAAAAGAGTCGTCTGCTGGATCAACACCATATTTTTTATAATTATTTGGAACTTGAGAAAGTAGAGTTCCATCGTTACATGCAATATCCAGCCAAGTTTTTTCTCCTTGGTGATTTACAATGTGTGTGATATCGTCCACTATCTTTTTAAGCTCATTCTTCATTGTTTGATTAGTGCCAGACCGATACCAATATTTCCCCCACATGGTATCGCATGGTGGCTGTTCCGATAACCTTACAGCTCCACTATCCTCTTCCAAGACAAGTTTTAGTTCATATTTTTCAATCGGGTTTTTTAGCTGATCCTCTGTTAAAAAATCAGAAACACATATCTTTCCTAAGCTAAATAATTCAATCACTATATATTCTCCAAAATTATGTTAAATCTGACACATTAGTATTGGACCACATCTTACAACTCCAGTAATTCGCTTTCCATTTTGGCCCCGGATTATCACATCCATGTCTAGCTCTGAAAGACTTTCGTCTTTCTGGATCGTCTCTCTTGATGCTCATGTTCGGGTCGCCAAAATTAACTTTAACAACATTACCTTTTTCATTTTTAACATATACAGAAAATTTCTTTGGTCCGCCCGGAGTTCTGAATGGCTTATTAAGAGTTACTTTTTTATCTTTTTCGCCTACGCTTGTTGGGCCAAGCAAAGTTTTATCTCTGTCGTCTTCGTAAAATACGCCTCCAGCAAGTGAAATCTCATATGTGAATTCATTCCACTCCTCATCCCAAGAAGCGGTTGCGTACTGCTGATGAAGATCTGCTTGATTAATTAAATCTGCCTTTGATTGTTGAATACATATGGCGACACGCTGCTTTTGATCTGGGTATTCCTTTTTCATCGTAGGATTTCCCATGCATGTTGATAAGAATTTTTTAGGATCTTGATCTTTTCTTTTGTTTGGTATTGGCATTATTTATCCTTTTTTTCTGATGATTTTGGATGATCTCTTGGTAACAAATCATTATCTTGTACATAATTTGGATTTGAAGGTCTTCCATTATACATTAAATATAAGAAAGCTTTTACTCTTGCTATTCCCCAACCCCTTCTATCCATAGATGGATGATGACTAGTAGAGAAAGCCCCTTCGCCCCTTCTCTGAACTGATTTCAATTGTCCCATTGTAGCCTTAGAACCTTTATTATTTTTTTCTACCTTGGCATTATGCTCTTTCATCATTGATGATAAAGTATTAGTTGTTTGCTCGCCCTGTTTAATATTTTTATTGGGCTTACTTGCAGATTCTGGAGGATTTTTTTTAGAACCCTTCTTTCTTTCGCTTGGTTTAGCAGGAGTTTTTCTTGGATCATTTTTTGACGGTTTGCCATATTGTAAACTAATGGCTTCTTCCATCATTTTAATAATCTCTGATCTTCTATCGTCTTTCATTTTGATGACTGACCATAATAATTATTTTCTTCTTCTGCATCATCTTCCTCTTCGTCGTCTTCGCCGTCTTCGCCTTCTTGTTCAGATGAAATATAATCATGTACTGCCATGATATAATCTCTTGAAAGAGTTAATTTTTCTTGAACCCAAGGCTCTGCCAAACACTCTTGATTACCAGCTTGCACCATAACAATTAAAGATTGTAAATGCATTGTTAAAGATTTAATATTAGACATAGCCATCCCAATAGAATCTTCTACGATATCATCTGGAGACTCTGCGGCTTTCGCCTTCATTTTTCTCCAGCCAACTTCAAGTTCATTAAGGTAGTGCGCTTTATCTTTTTTAGTTGCCAAGTTAGTATCCTCCACTTGTCTTGTGATTAATTCTTTTTTAGCTTTATGTTTCATCGGTTCGTCTTCGGGATTTTCATTTTGTTTATCTATTGTGTCTGGCGTATCTATTTTTTCACGAAAATCGACTGCTGATTTTGCTTGAGCATGGTTAAGAGCTTCTTGTAAGCCTTGCAATACTCTATTAAAAATTGGTTCTATCATTAAACCTCCAAATAGAAAAAAACGGACGTAATTAAACGCCCATTCTAAAGTTTTATAACTCAATTAAGAGTTAATAAGTATTGTGCCTTGTGTACTAGAGCTAGCATCTCATCTCTAATATTTAAAAGATCTGTATCTGTTGGCTGAATTTCATTAGTTAAGCTAATTAAAAAAGTTTCAAATGCAACGATTACTTCATTGACATTAGAGGTGTTATAACTGATTACGCTTCCTGCACTAGCTCCAACATTCCTTCCATACTTGCCCATATAAACTTCCATGAAGTTGTCAGTTAAGTCGTGGATACCATCGTATAATTCACCTAAAGTTTGGTGCTGGGAATATGAAGTTGTTATCCAGTGAAAAACGTGAATCTGTACTACGAATCCAAGAAGAGTGCTTACTAAATTTTGCATCAAATTTCCTTTAGTTACAAAAAATTTCCTCCTATAAATATAGGAGGATATGTTATTCTATATTTCTATACACATTATACCTTGTAGACATCCATAAGAAAACCTTCTATCGATTTATAATCAGTTTTTTCGAACATATCAAAAACTTTTTTCTTTGCTTGTGATTTTTTCATACCCAAAGAGACCAAACATTCGATAGCTTCTTTTTTGATTGGATTTTCAACTACTACATTTTCATGAGGTGGCTGAGGTATGTATTTTACTACCTCAACCACTTCTTTTTTTATTACGGTCTGTTGTTTTGATATTGTGCTTAATATCATTGGAAGAAATATGCAGCAACCCATAAATATAATCACAGATACTTCTTCCATTTTAAAACCTCATTTACTTGGTAAACCGACCTTTGTTATCTCTCTTGTTATGATAAGGACACTCATCAGAGCAATCGTCTAGCTCTTCGCGAAGTTGCTCGCACTCATCGGGTTCGTCGCAATCGCAGTTTGGAAATCCGCAATCGTCGTCCTCGTCTTCGTCCTCATCATTATTATACTGCGAAGAGTAGTCGTTGGCAAGAGGTTTTTCAAATTCTCCCACAACTTTATACTTCGCCGTTCGCAGCTTTTGATTCTGGCAGTCGTGAGGAACGCTCACAACGTCCGATGGGTCAACTTCGACAATCATCAGGCGATTAGACCCGCGATTAAACTCTGTAGCGTAGGCCAGTGTGCCAACGTGGAAACCATAGCTACAACCCAGATCAGGATCATCACACACATCATTCCGGGCCATTGTATGCTCACTGCCAACAGTGTTGGAGAACTTTCCGCTATACCAATCCTTGTAATTTTCTTGTACTGATTTATATGCCAAGAAATTTCCACTTGGAGTGAGTGGCATTTGACCATGCTCAAGGAACTTATAAAGCTCTTGCACTGCTCTGCGAGAAGGATTTGCCATTACCTTGCTTACAAAGTTTAGAAGAGGCTTAACTGGAAGTTTTGCTTTCATAAACTCCATAATCTTTTGAGTGGCATAATTGTCAATATAATTGCCATTATACTTAACACCAATATCATCAACTTCAACTCCAGAAGCGGAAGCATATACTTCAACAGCTTTCTTAACACTAAGAAGTTCTTCAAGACCTTCATAGTCTTCAGCGTCTAGCTTATCTAAGACCACTTGCCAATTTAGATGAGTTGCGTCAATATTATATACTTTAGCAGTATCCAAGAAGCTAACTGTCAGGGAGTTCTCTGTTCCGATAAATGCGATGTTACTCATACTTCACCATCCTTTTGAATTGTTGTAGAAACCAGATCAACGTATTGGGCCACTTGTTTAATTATACCGTCAAAATCCCTGTTGTCAATCAAAACTTTCAACAGGGGGTATTTTTCCTTGATTTTATTCTGAGCTTCGCAGTGCTTGATATCCAAGTCACCAATTGCCTTTTGGATTTCTTGATATAGCGAATGATTATGACGACGAATGATATTTGTAATCGCTTCGTAATATCCTATCTTTCTACTATCTAATTGACAATCGTTATATTCAAGTACATAGTCATCAATGATAGATGCAACATCAGTTAATTTATGAATATCTTGAAGAGCTTTCCACGTTCCATCACCACGCATATTATCTTTTGACAACATGTGAATGATCTCATCTTTATTAGTTTGCACTTCATCAACAAGATAATCCAGAAAATTTACAAAGTTACGCTCGCCCACTTTCAAACTATTGAATTGATTGTCAGTAAAAATATACACTGTCTTATCTCCAATTACATCTCTGTTATTAACACTTGAAGTGTCTAAGCCATAATACTCGTTATCTTTAAGATAGTATCCATCTTTAGTATCTTTGTCTAGCTTAACGCCCTTTCTGTCTGCACCATTGATTGTATAGGTCATAGCAGTGCAGTTGTTGCCTGTACTAGTGCGAACTACGGCAGAATCCTTGTTAAAGGTCAGCTTTGAAGCAAAAAGAAAATCTGATTCCTCAAAGCCACATTCTTTAATGAGAACATCTTTATCTGCAACGTCAATTACAAAGATTGTCGATGTTGTCGCATTATCTGAAACACTTGCTTTTTGTAACTCCTTCATTTTAAGATTAAAATTAGTATTTTTATCCTTAATTACGATAACTATATCTTCGGTAACTCTATAGTTTCCATGAGTGCCAATTTTAATCATTTCGATTTTATCACGCCATCGGTCATATCTACAATACATTGCATCTTTTGACAGTTTTTCTTGATGAACAAGTGTAAAATATGAAATATCATCATAGCTTGAAGGATATAATCCTCCCACTAGATCTTTTACAAATCTACGAGTCAATCCGCTATCATTCACAACTTTAAAGATTGACTTGAATTTCTCAAACTTAGATTGCGATGTATTAGTTTCAGCATTCTTAACTGACAAAGCGACCTCTTCAACAAGTTCATCTTTAACCTTTTGGATAAAACCGTTAGTTTTAGATCTATATTCAAGAGATTCGCGAGAAGGAGTGATATCAACATCGCCAATGCTAGCGTTGATGATTACAGCTTTATTGCCAATGAATGTATTCTTGAAGATCTCACTTTCACATGGATAAAGCACTTGACCCATACGAACGAAAACAGTAGAGGAGTAATCGGATGTATGCTCGTACTTGTCAAATCCATCAGCTTTACTAAGCAATACAATCCTTTGATCTTTCTTGCCCTCCATCAAGTTTTTAATACTAAAGCTGTTGTTAATCTTTGGAGTAATATCAAACCAGCTCAGCACTCTAGTTACAGCTTTGTTAAAGTTAGTGCGATCTTCGTGCTTAACTGCAAAGCTAACCTTTACGCCTTTATCTTCAGTTGAACTATTTGCAAGTAATGAAACAGAGGGTTCGCCGTTTTCATTTTCAAAACATAGGTATACATACTTATGTCCGTTGTAGTTATTCTCTACGGTGAATTGCTTTGTGTATGCGAAGGGGCTTTTTGAACCAAGGCCAAAGCACCCGACTTGAGTGTCAGAGCTTGTCTTGGTAGAATAGAAGTACGTAGTGTAGATCTTTTCAAATTCTTCGGGGTCGATACCCTTGCCGTGATCGCGTACAGAGAACGAGTGGTCAATGAAGTCTGGGAAGTGGACTTCGATTGGAACATCGCCAATACCGGCATTTACGTGAGCATCTGAGGCATTTGTGCAAAGCTCTCGCACGATAGCCTGATATTGATCGCTATACAACTTAGATGAGAGAATGTTGAAAGCCTTGGAGCTGGTCTCGATCTTGAATGTTGATTCTTGAAAACCACTTGAGCGAACAACTTTTCTTTTTTCATCTGCAATAATCATCTCTGTCTCCTTGTTAAGTCCAATCTGACGTTTCTTGTAC